TGAAAATAAACTCTTAGAAACTTATGAATATGATCCATTCGATTATTTTGCTCCTGCAGGAAGTAAAGTAAAAGATAATTTGCCTTCAATACAAAAGGTTGCAAATCCTGAAAGACGTTCTGCTGGATTAGAATATGTATTTGGTAGAGGTAATCAAACAATGAGTTTTAGAGAAATAGCTCAACAGAATAAAGTATTTAATTGAGAAACTCAGAAGTTTGAAGATTGAACTCCAAATGAAAAAGGTGGAATTTGAAAAGCTTTAAATAGACCTACATTAGTATTAGCTACATGAGATGAAGATGGAACACATGTAGTTGATGGACGAACGTTACAGCATAAGAAAGGAGATCTCAAATTTAATGAAGATGGAGATACTTATTATGAAACATTAGGTAATCGAGAAATATATGGTAAGCAAGTTTTAGGTATTGAAGATACTTTAACAGTAGACGGATCTGCGTGAAACAAATATGATTTTTTTGATTCTGATGGTTTAGATAAAAGTTTAGGAGGAACTATATCAAAACTAGTATTTAAGGTAGGTCCTATGTTAATACCATATGTTGGATCAGTGTATGGAGCTTTATCTGCAGGAACTGAATTAGCGCAATTAATTCCTACTTTAATGAAAAGTATTAACGGAATTATTGGAGGAGATAATGATTCAGATTTTATTAAAAAATTAAATCAAATAGAAGGTTATGCAGCTAGGTTTGATTCTAACGTTTCTGATTATTCTCAACAAAATATGTTTAGTTGAGAAAATCTTGGAAAGATGATTGAAGATACATCTTTACAACTTTTCCAACAAAGAGTTATTGGACAAATACCAAGAATTTTAACTGGAGCTCCAGAATCAGTTCGAGTACAAAAATTAGGTAGAAATCTAGCACTTGCTTATATGGCAGGTACATCTTCTCAACAAGCTTATTCAGAATTTAAAAATGCTGGAGCAACTGATGCTGTTGCAGGTTTAGGTATGTTAAGTGTTATGGGAGGAATGTATGGATTAATGAATATGGATTACTTTAGAAATTTCTTATTCAAAGGAACGTATTTAGACCAAAATCCAGCTAAAAAAGCAGTTAAAGATTTAGCGCAAGAGGTAAAAGAAAACTTAACAAAATGATCTGTTACAACTCCTAAACAAGCTGCCAATTTTATCGTTAGAGGAAAGCAATTTTTTCAAAATCAATTTGCAAAGTATAGTAGTAATGAATTAGTTGATTCTGCATTAAATGAAGCAACAGAAGAGGTAATGGAAGAAGTAACTTCTGATTTAACCAAAGCTTTGTTTGCTGCAGGAGATGCTTTAGGCATTGATATGACTGAAAGTGAAAGACGTTTAGATTTTGGTTGATCAGCTAGCGATGCTGCTCAACGTTATGCTATGTCTTTCTTTGGAGGTGCAATTGGAGGACCCGTATTTCAACTACATGGAAAATGACAAAATAGATTACACGGAATTAGTAGTAATTTAGCTACTACATCTGATAATCAAACTGCTCAAGAAATTGTTTATTTAATACGTCAAGGACGTACTGATGATATAAGAAATGAATTAGCTCGTTTACATAAAAAGGGCAAATTAGGCGATGTAAACTTATCAGGAAAAACATATGAGTTAGTAAACACTGGAGATGAAACTCAAATTAAGTTTCATAATGCAGAGGAGGGAGAAAGTCAAAACGATGTTGTATATGATCAATTACTTGATTACATTGATAGAGTAGATAAGTTAATGTCATCAGAAGGTTTAAAAGTATCTGATGAAACATTAAAAAAACTTCAAGTATATGATCAAGAAGGGAGACCTTATGATAAAGTAGCCGAAGCCGTACTAGCATCAGGAGTTACTACACAAATATTTAGTGATTTTAATAACATTACAGAACAAATTGTTCGTAAATCTGCAGAATTATCTAAATTAAATCAACCTACTCCAAACACTCCTATTACTAATGAAACGCAAAAAGCAATTGCAGAACAAAATGCACAAAATTTAGAAATACAAAAATTAAATCAAGAAATCAATAATTTACGTGCACGTAGAGACGCTATATTAAATGGAGAACGTACTGGATATTATTTTGGACAAGCTATTTTTGCAACTAATAGTGCTATAAATCAGGCATTTGTAAATATGGGTCTGCACGATTATGTAAAAACCATGTATGGAAAAGACTTAGATTTACTAAATGAAGATTTACAAAAAACGGCTAAAGAAAACTTTAGTGCATATACGCAATTAGATGAAAAAGCTAAAGTTTATAAAGCATACGATTTATTTTTAAATTTAAGTCAACAGTTAAAAGACTCTCTACTAAAAATAAATGACGAAACAAAAGTTGCAGATAATATATACGGTTTACGTTATTCTACATTAGGTAGAATTACAAATAACTTAGATGCTATTAATGCTAAAATAGAGGAACTTAAAGGTAATGAGGAAAAAAATTCTGAGGAAATAAATAAACTGATTTCGGAAAAAGAAATACTCCAGAATATTCAAAAACAATATACTGAAAATACAGCATTACTTATTGCTAATCCGATATCTACTGAAGGACAAGATATATTACATCGTCCAATATCATCTACAACAACTGATATAGATAGTTATGCTCAGTCAATATTAAATTTTTATAGTTATCTAAAAAATAATAATTTATCAGCAGATTTTGGAGATTTAGACGTATTAACTTTATTACGCTCTGTTAAAAAACAGCAAGACGAAAATAGTTTGTCTTATAAACAACGTTATATTACCTGACTTCAAAATTTATATAAAAATAATCCAGACTTAGAGTTAATGGGAAATCCAGTTTCATTTGACTATAGTATAACTGGATATGAAAACTTCAATAATTTGTTAGATGAATTACAAGCATCTTTAGATGAGGATCCTGAACAAGTGTTATCTAAATTTGCTGAAATAAGGAATCAATTAGAACAAACTGATTTAGATGAAAATCAAATTGAAGATTTCTTTAATTATGTATTTCCAAGAATTAGAACTTATCGTTTAGATGAATATTTAAATGAATATTATAACATTAGATCCCAAGTTAAGGCATCTCCTATATATGAATTATTAAATGTATTTGCAATTAGTTTAGGTGGGCAACCTAGTCAATTATTAAACATTATTGCAAATGAACATAACAAATTTATAGCAAGTAAAAATATTAAAGATTATATTATTCAGGATAAAAACGCTAAAACTCAATTAGAACAATTATTATTATTTCTTAAGGGAATAAAATCTATATTAAATGCTAGTGTAGACTTTGATGGAGAAGGTATAAATAATTCTATTAATAAATACCTAGGAAATTTATCTTTACCTGAAATTGATTTTGAAACATTTTATAATCTATCAAACGATATTGAATTATTAGAAAATAAACTAAATATTTTACTCGAAGTATCGCAGAAAAATCAAGAACAAAAAGCTCGTGTTCAAAAAGATATTACAATTAATATGAAACAATTATTTGTTAATTCTTTAACAAATGAGAATAGTCTTATTAAACAAAGAGTATTTGATATGTTTCATATTAATTTAAATGAAATTTGAAATAAGTATAAACCCACAGAAGAAGTTACTGAAGAAAATTTTAATACTTTTGAGGATTCGGCAATTAAATTTGAGACAGAGGTATTTGAAACAATTTATGAACAGAAACTTACTAATGATGATTTAGCGAATAAATTAATTGCATTATTTGACGATAAAGAGTTGTATAAACAAAAATCTACTGATCTAAATACTAATAATGATAATATTATAACTGATTATGATGTATTAATGTATTTAGCATCTATTATAATTACTCCGAGCCAAAATTTTTATGCAGCTCTAAAACCAATTATATCTAGTGATGAGTTTGATAAAATTCCAATTTTTTCACAGGAACATGCTGTAAGAATCGGATACGCAATGAATTACAACAAGGAACTATTTAATAAAATTATTAATAGTTTAGTTCCAAGTGATCCAAATTTAAGCGACTATATTAAAAATAAATTAAAGCTATATAATTTTTATTGCACATTTGGAGGAGCAGGAACAGGTAAAACTACTGCTGTAGGTTATTTATTAAAAACACTGTTTAATGAAACAAGTTCCTTTATTTCATTAGCCCCAACTTCTGAGCAAGCTAGTAAGTTAGCAACTTCAATTAAAGCAGATAATAGTAAAATATTTAATAAAGCTGATTTTATTAAAGCTATCCTTGGAAGAGAGTTAACTACCGACGATTATGAATTACATAATGATTATATCACATTAAAAGACTTTATAATTCCAAAGGTAACTAGTTTATTTGATAATACTCCAAATAAAATTTTATTTATTGATGAGATAAGTCATTTTACTCGCCCTGAATTAGAATTAATATCTAATTGAGCTATTACAAATAATGTAATGGTATATGCATTTGGAGATAAAAAACAAGATAGTTCTATAATTACAATTAATTCAAAAACTGTAGTTGGAGGGATTGAAGATACATATCTAATTAAATCTCCAAATCTAACCGCTACTTTACGTCCAAATAATATTGCAAAAAATGATAATTATATAACATTAAATGCAATATTAGAAAAAGGAATTAAATACTATGAAGATAATCCCGATATTGATTCAATCCAGTTGTCAAATCATGCAAAATCTTATTGAAATAGCGGAATTAAATTAGAATATTACGAAAACAATAATACTTTTGTTGGAGAGAAAATTGTAGATACAAATGATCAACTTTTAGACTATATTAACAAATTATCACATTTATCAAACGATATAGCAATCATAACAGATAATCCTAAAAAATATACAGGATTACCACAAAATGCTAAAGTTATTAATTTAGATGCAGTTCAAGGATCTGAATTTGACTATGTTGTTATTGATAAAGAATGAAGAAATAAAGCTCAAGAGTGAGGTACATTACGTAATCTATATACTTTAACACAACGTTCAACACTAGGATCAGTTATATTAGATAGCGATAAATATCTTAGAAATACTTTAAACATAACTACACAGTTTGATGAAACGGTTAATAATAACATTGAAATTAAACAAAATGATATTGATGCGTTTAAAAATTGAAGACTACGATCGCTTTTAAATATTGAAAGTAATCCAGTATATTCTAACTTAACTTATGAACCAGAGTTTTCTACGCCTGAAACTCCTATTGCTCAAACAACAATTGATAAAGATCAAAAGGAGAATCAACCTACAGTAGTAAATACTCCTATTGATAAATCTCAAAAATCAGAACCAACTATTGCTAATAGTGATATTGGTGAACGTAATCTAAACGAAACCCAATTATCATCTCAAAATACAGTTCCGTCAGGAGAAATTTCACTAGAGAATGCAATTGAAGATACTGTTTCTGAGACAAATTTAGAATCTAAACCAAAAGTTTATTCTAAAATTGATGAGAGTACTTCTATTGTAAAAAGTGCTCCATTATTAAGACCAAGTAATACAGATATAACAATAGAGTCAGATTTAACCTTAGATTGATTTACAAATAATTTATGAGATTATGATGTAAATGAGAATGATAAATCTATTTATAAACAATTTGAATTTAGAAAATCTATTCCTAAATCAAAGTATATACAGTATGTTTATCGTTTATCAAATTATTTTTTACATGGGCATTATAAAACACATAATCAAACAAAAAATCGTTTAGAAATTTCATTAAATCAATTAGCTCCTAGTAATAGAAATAAAAATAAAGCTATTGTTAATTCGTTACAAGATGCTAAGTTAAAGATTGTTCCATATAATAGGGGTAAACAAGGATTATTGGTAGCCGATATATCAATTAATGATAATAAAAGAATTAGAAGTGTACGCATTCCAATTCTTTTAACTATTAATAGTTTTGGAGACTACAATGGTGATATTAAAATGGTCCAAGATATAACGTACGATTCCGATGGTATAGTAAATCGAGATGTTTATAACTTAAATGCTAATAATTATTTTACAATACTTCCCTATTATATTACCTTTGTAGTTAAAGATGAAGAGTTAGATTCTATTAAAGATGAACGCACTCGCACCGTTGCAAAAGCAATTACTGGTAAGGCAATGGGTTTAATTAGTAGTGATCTTATGCTTAATAGTATGGAATTTAAGAAGGATATGCACCCAACTTTAGATTCTGAAAATAACGTTACGTATTTAGTTCAATCTGATGCTCGATTTGTATTATTTGGAGTTCAACAAGTAAAGCAATTATCTGAAATTATTACAGATTCTAGAGCTAAAATAGCAGAAAGACAAACTGCATTAGATCAGGCTAAAAAATTAGGTGAACCAATAAATAAAGTTTATGCTGAATATGCAAAACAGAAGCATCAAGTTGTTTATACTACTAGAGCAGGACAAATTACAACAGAAATATTAAACTTAGCAAAATCTAATTCAGGAATAAGAAAAACTCTATTTAATAATTTAAGATTGCATATAACTAAGGAAAGAGATAATCAATCTAATAGAACTCCTAGAGAAAGTAGTTATAAAAATGTTCCTGGAATTATGTTTACACTAAATTATTTGAACAAGGATTCAGGACAAAATGAAGTAAAATCATTCTTAGTAAAACAAGAATATGATCAATTTGTATTATATAGTCTCGACAATAAAAAAATTAAAAGTATTGATAAGAAAATAACTTCTGTTTCAAGTAATTCAATTGATAATCTTTATTTGTTAATTGAAAAATTAGGAGATATATATGAATTAAATTTTAGAGAATATATTGATCCTAAAACATTACAGACTTACTTAGTTCGATATAATTATCAACGATACATAGAGTCTAATGGAGCATATAAATGAGTTCCAGTTAATTCTGTGTGAGGATATACAGCAAGTGAAACATTAGATGCGCTATCTGTTGGAATTGAAAATTTAGATGTTCTTAATGATATTATAACAACATCTAGTCTATTTAAAAATGGCATTTATGCACAGGATCATAGAACCGAAGAACCGATTGCTCAATACATATTTGGCCTAACAGATCCTCGTAAAGACTATAAAGTAGATATATCTAAATTTCATGGACCTATATATGCAATTGATAAAACACAAATTATTAAAACATCTATTCAACAAGAAGAAATTAATCAACAAAAAGAACAAGTTGAACAATTAAATAGATTTAATACATTTTTAAAAGAAAATAATCTATCTCCTGAGACTAGTTTAGATATTAATCAAAATATTGAAAAAATTAATGATAGATTAAAACGTTTAACTAACGATATCACATATTCTCAAGTAGAAATAGATTCTATAACAGGTGAATATAGGCTTATTACTGTAAAGGATATGGATAATCTAATTAAAAATAAATTAGAAAACGCAAATTTACCTTCAAATAATTTTGTTCGGATTCAGGATAATCCAACATATACTTTGAATTTTATTCCATTTTATATATCTTTGCAAAATGAAACTAGTGGGTATACAATAACAAAGATCAATAATAAGTGAGAATTACTTAGATTTGATTCATTTAACAGTTATAAACAAATGTATGAATACTTTATTAGTATTAAAGATATAATACCTTCTAATATAAGAAAGTCTATAACAAACTATTTAAGTGATCTATTTTCTAATAAAGAAATATCTGCTGAAACAGCTAATATGTATTATCAAATATTTAAACAACCTGAACTATTAGGTGAAAACTTGCTTATATTAGATGAATATGTTCAAAATTATTTATTAGAAAGATTAAAGAATAATGAGTGCTAAATGTAATTACTCTGCAAAATTTTTGCCGTTAGTAAAACGGATGCAAACAACTAAACCTGAATCATTTAAAGAGTTTCTAGATGAATTCTTTAATGACTCAGATAGGTTATATAATATGTTTACGGAAGGTGCTGTTATTAGCACCTCTCCGTTAACTATTAATAACATAGATCAAGTAGATAATAAACTAGGATTAAAATTAAATACAGAAACTGATTCTACTCCTGATTTTTACATCGGAAATAATGGACAGTATTCAAATATGTTAAGACAATTTCGAGCTAAATTAATCGAAAGTTCTATATTTAATAGATATTCTGGAGAGTTTATTAATGCTAATGAAAAGAAACAAGAATTTGATATCACTTTTTTAAATGATTCTATTTTAAATTATAAAAAAACATTAGCTTCTAATATTTCAAAATATTTAGGTAATTCTGAATCTATAACATTAAATTTAGAGAATCTTACAGATTTTGATAATAAAGTTTCAGAAATATTAACTAATTTTGAAACTGTGTTTAATTCAGAATTAATTGATCGTAATAGTGCTTTTAATAATGCATATGACGCATATGTAATTTTAACTCAGTTTGATAAGTTATTGCAGAGTGAGATTCCGTTTATTACTATTAATCCAAAATATACAAAGACAAATTCGTCTTATGTAGATCGTTATATATACAGAGGTCCTAATGTAATACACTATACTGGCTTTAGTACTAATGAAGATACAAACGCGGAAGACCATGCTAGTGATTTATCAAAAATATTGTTAGACTACTTTCCTGAAGTAAATGCAGTTGGTTTAGAAATAGATAATACTAGTATTACTTTAACAGGATTTAATTCTGTAATGACAAAACTTATTAAGACTATTCAAGAAAATGAAAATTTAATAGAATATCGTTCAGAATTAAGCAAAGGAGTTAAAGCAGATATGTCTGTGTTAATAGACGCATATATAAATAATATACTTTCAAACCGAATTATATCTAAAAATTATAGAACATATTTATTAGATAAATTACGAGGTATTAAGAAATTTATATATTCGCCTCAAATGTCTTCTGAAATAAAAGCTATGTTTACTCAAATGGCTTTTAAAACAGTGCCATCGCAATATATAGCATATGGCTTTGATCCACAAAAAAAGACAATTGCTAGCAGAGATTTAAAAGAACGACCAGTATCGCAGCAAGCATACGATATTAGAAGTTTAATTCAGGCATCAGGTTTTTATTGAAGATCTAATCCTGATTTATTTAAAGAAAAATTAAATCAGTATGGAATTACTATAGGTAATGATAGAATCGTTATTGAATCTATTATAGATAACATACCTATTACATTTACTATTACTTATGAATTAAATCAAAATGGCAAAATGATATATAGATCGTTTGGAGAAATTAATGATCAATCTTTGAATGATCTGATATATAACTTTATGTCTTTTATAATTCCAGAAAATATAGCTGAAATTATTCCTCAGGTATATCCTGTTGAAAAATATACAAAAACAGAACTATTTGTTCCATTGTTAGCTACGACGTTATTAGATGGAAATAATAGTGATATTTTAACTAAAGAACATGATCTTGTTAATTTAGTTCCATTTACAGAAGATATATGAAAAGTAGCTAATGTATTAAGTGTAACAAATGGTTCAGATACTATTAATATTATTAAAAATGCAGAAGGAAATAATTTGCCATTATATCAAATTATTAGTTTGGTATATAATCATAACGAAATATTTGATAGACTAATTAATCCACCTACAGAAACAATTGAACATCCAAATAATGTAGCTGCACATAATTTGATAGTACAAAATATCGAAAGCGGTTTTTTATTATCTCCTAGAATTCGATCTGATATAAACATTAATGGAAAAATTAAAAAACCTGCTAATTTAAAAGTTAGTGAAGTTGCAAGATTATCTATCATGCATGATTTTTATCAAAATCTAGTAGATAATTTAGAGGGATTAATTTATTTACAACCGACTACTTTTTCTGATAAAAACAAACATTTTCTAATAACATATAATATAGGTAAAACCATCAATACTTCTCTAGGAGAAGTAAACATTAAAGAAATTTTAAATAACTATTTAAAAGGAGATGGAACTTTAGATCCTTTATATCATCTTTTAGGAGAAACTAGAAAAAATCAAATAAATGCATTAGTTCAGAATATATTGTTTGACTATAGTCTTGCTTTTGATACAGAATTTACATCATTAGAACAGATTGATGAGTTCATTGCGAAATATAATCACAGTTTAAAAAGTATTCAATCTGCATTTAATGCTAAGGGAGTTGATTTTTTTTTAGATATACATGCATATAAAACTGCCTTAAGTAAATACCCTCGAACTAACGAAACTATTAAAAACTTTTTTAAAGTCTATAATGATCAAAATAAAACGTTAGAACGTTTAGATAGAGAAAAAAGAAAATTCCTAAAAGATTTACTTGTAAATAACTTTAATTTAAATATTAATCAGGATAGTTTTATTTCTCAAACATTTAATAAACCTGAATTTAAATCATTAGTTAATAAAAGAAATGGAGAAATTACATTAGCTGAAGTAACTGATGAAAAAGGTAAAAGAATTAATCTCAATAAAATAGTTGATTTTGATGCTTTACTTAATCCAAAATGAAAAGTTAAACTAAATCCCATTTTAGAATCATATTTTATTACTGATACTCTATTATCAAATGAGTATAATAATATGATGATAGGAGGTGTTTATGCACATCCAAATAAAAACAAAGATGGAAAGTTAGATAGCAAAGAATATTTTGAATTTAGTGAAGCTAATCGACTAATTGCTCAATATAAACGTATGGTAATATTTGGAGCTACTTATCATCCATTTGCTCAAAATTTAGAAAATGGAGTTGCTTCAAATATTAAAATTGCTGTAATTAACGATGAAGCGGGAACAGCCTGAAATATGTTAGGAGATGAAAATACTGGATTAGATACTATGGATGGATCTGGTTTATCAAGTCCACTTGAATCTAGAGCAGAAAATAATTCACTCTTAGATGCAAGAGTTGGGCGCGATAAAAAAACTATTATGCATGATATCGATTCTCGGTATGGTAGACCAACTTTATTAAAATGGGCTGTTTTTGATATAAGTAATGAAAGAAGACGTATTTCTTATGGTTCAGATATTTCATTAGAAAATATCTTTAAAAAAATGCATAGTATTCCAATTAACAAATCTATTATTTTAGAAAATTATTATAATATATTTGATCCTATATATTTTAAAGATATTCGAACTAATAAATATTATAAAATAAATTCAATCAAAACGATTTTAGATCCGAATGGATTAATTGAAGTTGCTAGAGATCTAACTGAAGTTGAATCTAATGGATTAGAAACAAATAATACTATTCAGACAACTCATATAATAAATACATTATACGATATTGATCAAGTATTTGGTGGATCTTGAGCAATGAAATTTAATGAAGACATAAATCGTTTAGAATATTCTGAATCTAATATTGATATACTTGAAAATATTGTTAACAAAGAGCAATTAAAAGATAAGTTTATTGCTTATTTAGTTAATAAATCTGCAATCAAAGTTGGAGCAGGAAATATAAATGATTCAAGTAAATGAAGTAACTCTGATGCATTTACTACTATTGAAATGTCTACTAAGTTTGGAGGAGTTCAAATGAACGCTGATCACCATTTAGACATGTCAGAGGTTACTGAAATGACGCAAATGATTAGTGCTTTGGAGCAAAATGGATTTACACATGAGTTAGTAACTCAGATTTATAAAGAAATTGGTCAGATTGTTAAAGAATCCATGAATGATTTGTCAGAAACAATTAAAGCTAAAGATAAAGATCAACTGTATACTATATTAGGTAGATCATTAATTAAAGCTTTTATGAATGATGACAAAGATACTTTAGGGTTAGCACAATCATTTGTTTATTTAGCTAATGAAAGTTTTAAAAATGCAAATTTAGATTATAAATTACCATTTAGCGCAGCAACAATTAATGGAGCTTTTATTGCTACTACAACATCTAACTTAGTTAAAAGTGGAATTAGACGTAAATATTCTGGTATAGCATCTGTACTAGTTCCTTCCCATAATATGATTCAATACTATAATGTTGATGGACTTAATTATCAGTATGAAGAATTATATAATTTAGTAAATACGAAAGGTATTGATCATTTATACGATGAAAATGGAAATATTATAAAAAGTAAAGTTGAACGTGCTTTAACAGAACCTATTATTGATGGAGAAATAAATCCTTTTATAATTCCAATTGAGCCAAATGATATTGATTTCGAAGATACAATTGTAATATTTAATGAAGAAGATAATCCTACTGTTATTAAAATCGATTCCTTAGAAAAATACGATTTATATAAGCACCAAGCAACTTTAGGACAACAATATTATAATTGAACAATTAAACCTAAAAATCTAAAACAGTCAAACACATTTTTTGATGTAGTTGTAGGTTTAGATGTTTTTGGAAATGAAATAAATAAACGTTTTAGTATATATGACTTAGATGCAGTAAGAGCATCTTATTATTTAAGTTCTCGTAGAAAACAATTAAAGAACTGGGAGGATTTAACAGAGTATGAAAAAACATTACTATCATCTGCATTAGGTTTACATCCAATCGATAATATACCGTTAAACATAGATAGTCTATTATCTGATTTACAACAAAAGATACAATTACAACTAAATAGTTTAGCTGACAATCAATCTATTATTAATAATACTGCTTTTGGTATTACTAATCCAAATGTTAGAGTTGTTAAAGTATCTAATGTTAATGTTACTCCAACTCAAATTGTAATGGGGAAAAGGCAAGCTCAACAATTTGGATTACAAAAAGGAAACTCTATTGCTCAGATTAGACAAGAAAAAGAAAATTTCTTTTATAATCGAATGCAAAGTAACTATAACATTGGAAATCCAGATAAATTAACATATGATATTGTATTATTTGATGGAACAGGAAAACAATTCTATGTAAAAGTTTTAAGAACAGAAGAAGTTCCAAAAGCATTTACAGGTAGTATTACTCCAAATCCTGATTTTAAAATTATTGATAATATTGTATACTATAATGAAAAAGAATTTTCAACAAATGACGAGAAACAATTTTATAAGTATACAGATACAAATGGAAATGTTCATGATTTAATTATTATAAATTCTATAGATCGATTAGGTGAATTAAGAAAATCAGGATTAATTAATACATATCAATTTAATTATACTAGTGAAAATACTAAAAAATTATTACCTTATCAATTTCGTTACAATATAGAAAATAATATTCCTATCACTTTACATACCAGAGATAGTGAAGGAAACTTGTATGAAGCTAAAATCAATCCAACAGCAGATATTAGTTACGTAAGTTTAAACCAAAATGAAATATATAACTTTAATCAAAGAATAAAACAATTAGCGTTTAATCAATATGAAGCATTTGAAAAGTCTTTACTTCATGTAGGTACTCGCATACCGTCACAATCAATGCAGTCATTTGCTCCTATGGAGATTGTAATGTTTACAGATAGTGAAGTAAATGATGTTTATGTAGCTAAAGCTATTACTTGATTAGAAGGGTCTGATTATGATGTAGATAAACAGTATATACTTGGATATTCTGTTAAAAACGATGGAACTTTATATTATCCTTCAAGATTAGCAGATACATATGATTTAAATGAAGTTAGACAACTTCCTTTACCAAATCACAAACACTATACTATTGATAATGAAAATGGATATTATGTAACGAAAGAGGAAGTAGATGATGTGCTGTTAAATGGAAATTTAAAAATATTTAAATCGATTTTAGAAGGAGACTACAATAGTATTGCATTTGACGAATCGGTAGAACCAAACAGTCGTTATATATTTTTGAGAGACTTAAATAAACATGCACAAACAGAACTTACTACAGAGCAAATAAACGAGGGTTTAAAAAATAGAGTTGTTGATGGAATTTTAGATGTAGTTTTAAATCCAAAGAATCAAATTAATCTACACATTCCTATTAATATGGATGATCCTCAAAAGGCTGCTCAGAAATCAGCATTAGGAAAAGAAGAAAAATTAAGAACTTCTGATAATCCCGTAAGTAAGTTTGTTATGCAAGAACAAAATATGGTAGGTAAAGAAGTGATTGGTATTACTGCGGTATCGCTTAAAGTATATTTCTTACTTTCTAACTATTACAATACTAAATATCGTGAACTTATTGACCTATTAAAAACGGGAAAGAATGATGAAGCAGTAGAATTACTTGATCGGTTAATGTTTACTACTCGAATACATAATCATGGAATTGTAGCAAATATTAATCTAGACCCTATTGTAAAATTCTTAAAAGATAATCAAATTGAAACTATTACATTAAGTAATGGAACTGTATTTAATATTAAACAACAAATAGAGCAACTTAGAGATACTGCAAATGTATCTGATGCTTCTTTATCTATAAGTGCTCTTCTTTCAGCAGCAACGGATAGAAATTTTTAACGCTGCAGATAAAAATTTTGTATAAATTAAAATATATACAAGATTTTTTATAATGTCCGTGTAAAATCTCGTGAATTCAGGGAAACTCCTTAGAGCTTTAACTACTAAACAATGTTAGTAATAATATTGTGGATGAATTAATTATTCATGTATAGTAACAAGGTTAAAGATTGGACAATCCTGATCTAAGTTTCCAATTAATTGGAAAAAAGAGCAACGACTAGTTATTTTAACGTAAGATTCAAGTGAATCTGAAGTGCGAGACACATTTATGTGAAGATATAGTCTGAACTTATAGGAAACTATAAGAAAATATACGGAAACGGTATATTTGTAACATTATTGAATGCTAAAGAGCTTATATTAGCGAAAATTAATGCAAGTGCTAAGTTCGTAGATATTTATACACACTTGTTGATAACTGGTATGTCGTTTGATCAAATTGCAGATATAATGACTTCCCCTATATTTAATTACGTAGTAAAGGTTACGGATGGAGATATATTTGATAAAAGTACGTATAAATTTTCCATCGAATCTGCAATTAATTTTTATTTAGGAGAACATATATTACCTTATTTAAGTGAAACGTCTTTCTTTAAACTAATTGAGCCGTTTGTAGATAGGAAATATTTTTGAGAAACTGTTATTAACGATGCTAATAAGTTAGAAGAACTTGAAAATAATATCTTAAATAATATTCCTAAACGTAAATCTGCTTATCTAAGTGAAGATGTTGATGAAGAACTATTCGCAGAATATAATGATTATTCTGAAGAATTCTTTGATGAATTCTTCGATGAGTCTGAAGAAGATGGAGTAAATATTATTTCGAATATTAAATTAACTAAAGAGGATTATATTAATTCATATAAAGTGGTTAAATCTTTTATAACAAGAAAACTTCAATTAGATAATATCTCTAATTTACAGGAACAACTTGATAATTTACGATTTATTGTAAATAAAGTATTACCTGCAACTGAGGAACAATCTATTCTTGGAGCAATGGCTGGAATAAATCAAGGTATCAGAACTAATTCTTTTGATAAATATAATTATATTAAAAGAATTGAAGCCTTTGTTAATAAGCGATTTGATCAGAATCCAAACTTTGATTTAATGCTATTCTTAAATGATCCTATAAAACAGCGAGAATATATAAATAGATACGAAAAAGTTAAATCAACATTTAATATATTAGAAGCTATTACTACAGTTCCACATTTCAAAGAAATGTTTCAGGTATTATATCTAGATAGAACTGCAATTGATAGTTTAGCAGCAAAAAATTATTTTGAAACTAAAATAGCTAACGAATTAGTTTCTCCAGATAATAAATTAAATGCAATCGAATATAGAGAATTATCTAAATATATAAATGATGTATTTATATATAATTGAATTCAAACTCTGGATAGATCAATACACATTCCTATTGGACAAAAATATTTTGCAAATAAATTTGGAGTAGTTAAAACAAACTCTATCGAAGGATTTGAAATTAATTTAAATAATGTTGAAAATATAGCAACATTTAAACGTTTAATGGACGAATATATTATTCCAACTTTAAAATCCGATCCAAATTTTGCAAATAATTTATTTATTAAATTATTAACATGAGGAACTATAAATAATCCATACTCCGATAAACCAAATGTATTTTATAAGTTACCTCTAAATATGATGCAAATAGATAAGTCTTTAAGAAATCAAACATTGTATGAAGCAATATTACACGATTTTAACTTATTAAATGGAAAGACGTTTGATGGATGAAATGTTATCGATTTATTCTATTTATATAATTTAGTTGTGAACAAAGATGCATTTGGACAAAGATCATTTACGAGGTTATTTGAAGATATTACAAAAATTAATTCAAGTAATTTATTAGCAACTCAATTTTATTCATATTTATCAAATTTAGATTATTCTATGGATAAATCTATTAATTATGATATTAGAGATGCTAAGTATCGTTTAGGTATTGTTACTAATAATCCAAAAAAGTTAAATATTGAACGAGATAATGACGCTGGAATAATATCTGTAAATAGACAAGAAGTTAATTTGCATAATATAGATACTTCATATTTTACTTTAAATATGCCATTTCTAGAAGGTAACAATGCAAATTTAGCTAAGAACAAACTAGTTGAAATTAAACCTAGGACAACTTCTTATTATCATCAAGAGTTAAATTCAGCAGAAATTCTAAATGCAATAACAAGTCGACTAAGAAATATATATCCTGAATCACAAATACAAGTTATTACAGATAATGATATAAATACTAGTGACGATATATCTATTCGAAACTCTGAAGCTTTTATACAAGATGGAATTGTATTTATTAACATAGATAAAGCTAGTATAACTGCTCCATTACACGAGTTTACACATTTAGTATTAGCAGGAATTAAAGAGAATAGTCCAGAGGTTTATTATAATATATTATCTAGTATTGTTACGCATCCAAAATACAACGAGATCGCAAGTAATCCGATGTATGCAAATAAACATGGATCTGATCTTGACGAAGAAGTATTTGCAACAATATTGGGAGAATATTTTAAAAATAAGGTTTACGAATGACCCGAGAATAATTTATTAACTGATACAGACAATATTACTAAAACTGTAATTAATCAGGTATTGGATATTAATACAGGAGATATTAATATACAAAGTTTAATGAATTCTTCATTAGAAAATTTATTAGAAACTTTTAGTAGTGGAATTATATCGGGAGGATTTACAGATCTAGTTAATATAGAATATATAAAATTGAATCAAAAATTAGCTACTATTAAAAATAGTTTAATTTCAGATAAAACAATAAAAGAGGATTGCTATGAGTAAATGTATATTTACAATTAATATAGATGGAAAGGAAAGGACGTTCAACTCTGATTTTGAGTTGGACTCCTTTCTTAAATCACAATATGCGGATAAAAATGTTACTGTTAAATTAGATAGAACATTTTCAACTACTCCACAGGCAGCAACTTTAAATAACTTGAATTTTGCTAAATTAGAATATAAAGAAAGTGCTGTAGAAAATATCCGTATTAACGAAGATGGAGATAGTGAAGTTATATTAAAAATTCCTAATTCTATTTCTGTTACTAGAGCCATTACTGAATTTGGAGATCCTACCGACTTAAGTAAACATATTATTACTCCATTTAATATTAAAGCTTGAAGAGAAAAGCGTATCAAAGAATGATTAGCTACGGGTTTATCTGAAAGTACAGCTAAAGATTTAGTATTACAGGAAGAAACCTCTTGAAAACAACTTACTAATTATGGAACAGAAATTCATAATTTAGCACAAGCTGTTATTGAAGGTAGAGAATCTAATTTTAAAAGTTCCTTATTTAGTATAGAACAGCAGGAAGAATTTGTTAGTGAATTTAAAGAATTTATTGCTGATATAAAACGTAGATACGGCAATGAAGCAAAAATATTTACAGAATTAGCTGTTAAATCTCGGGAACTTAATGAAAATTATCGTAAAGGTAATCGTTATTTAATAGATAATAATGGGAAAGTTATTGAAGATAACAGTCCAATTAATTCTATTAACGGACGAATCGATATGTTAGTTATAGATGAGAATGGAATAGCGCATATATATGATTTCAAAGTATCCCGTAAAGGAGTTGGAGACTGAGATATGATGCGAAATGATATTAATAAGTTAAATAATACTTGACATAGTACTAAAAAACTTTCTGCATCATATCAAATGACCTTCTACAAGATGATTTTAGAACAATATGGAATTAAAACCGCAGATATAAATGTAGTTCCAATTCAATTAGATTTATCTTACAATACTAATGGTTTAACAGTAGAGAATTTAAATGAAATTATTTTTGATTCTACAAAAATTGTAAGAAATCCTAGAGGCACGGAGCCTGGTGGAAAAATTTACGAAAATGTTAAGAAAATTGTTCCAATTCGTCCAAATGAAGATACAAATATTGATTTAATTGATAAAATAGCCAAACCGTTTAATACACTATTCCCCGATGTAACCTTATCTAGAAAAGTTCAAACTACTAATTCAACATACGAGTATTATAGGAACTCTCCAACTTTTGTAAAACGTATTCCAAAAAATACAGAAGAATCTGCTAAGGGTATATATAAATTTTGAGATAAATATAATCGCAAAGTATATTATGCTAAAAATGAATCTGAATTAGAAAAAGAACTGTTATCATATATTAATAGAATTAATGAACGTAAAGCAGGAGAACTAGCAACATTAGCAGATCGAATTGAAGCTGCGATACGTGGGGAAATAACAACAAGCGAACTTTCTCCAGACGATAGTGTTAATAAAGATGTATTTTTAGAAAAACATTTTAAACAGTATATTGATCAAAAATGGCTATTTAGAAAAAATAGTATTTTAAACGATTTAGGTATATTTATTTTTGAAAAAGAAGGAGTTACAGAGATTGTTTCTATTACTAATAATGAATTAAATCAAACTCTTAAGTTAGCTAAAGGTACATCTATATTGGGTACTTTTCTAACAGACAAAGGTATTGATCCTAAGACTGTTTTACCTGCTACTAATGGTAATATTGATTTAATGAAAGTAATGATTTACTTAAATGAGTACAGTAATTTAATTTCTGGAACTAAAATTAGCCGAATTAAAAGTTTAAATATTTGAACTTCACAAGGAGTAGAAGAATATAATGAAACTTTACTAGATAATTTTAGTAGACTTTGTAGAATTGCAAACATTAAAAACAATTTATCATCAAATAACTTTCTAAATACATTAGAATCTGTATTATTTACAGTTAATGACTTAATTCAAGAGGAAGAATGAAATAAATTAATGAATTGAACTATAGGTCCTGATGAAAATACCTTAGAAAGTAAAAAAGAATGAGTGCTTAGTAGAATTAAAGCACTACGTAATAAATATCGCAAATTAGTAAATGAAAAGCCTAATCCTAATGATCCAATATGAGTATCGTACAGTTTATTATTAAAAGCATTAAATCAGTTAAATGGATACAGATACTATATTGAAAAAGATCCGAGTAATTGAATCGGATTTAAAGGAGGAGTAAGTTTAGGAATTAATATAACTAGTATTAGTAATGCTGATTCAAAAAATATCCAAGAAATGGGTAGATTGATTGCATTACATGAGGAACAGATTCGTAAAGAAGAATTAAAATGAAATAAAAAAATTCAAGGAGTATTTCAACGTTTTTATAAGGCACATCATCAAATAAAAGCATTTGGAGGGGAAATTAGATTTTATGATGATCTATTTGTTAAAGATGCTAATGGAAAAATCGCAAAAGAATTTTCTTTAAAACATCCTGAAGAATTAACAGGAGCAGACAAAGAATTAGTTTCAACATTTCTAGAAATAGTTAATGAAATTAAATTTAGAGGTAATGAGACTGCGATTGAAGAGGCAAAAGCATCTGGAGAATACTATCAAGTTCCATTAATGATTGGTTCATTTCAATCTCAAGCTAAACAAGGAGGAGTATGAAAAGCTTTAAAATTTAGTTATCAAGAAGCAACTAATTTTAGACAACTTTTTAATGCTCAAGAGGAGGAAAAAACTAATTACGAACGAGATAGTTTAGAAGTATATAATAAATTCAGAATTGATCAATCTACACGTAACAAGATACTTAACGATGAAGGTGTAGAGAGTATGGAAACTAATCTTGAAGATCTTATTAGAAGTTATTTACATGTATACGTAACAGAAGAGGTAAGTTCTAAATTTCTTCCTTTAATTCAAGGATTTAAAATTGGATTATTGTGTCAAGAATTCTTTTATGGTCAAAAGGTAGATAATCTGATTGAATTTATAAAAAAGTATACTCAATTAAATATCTATAACGAACCTATAATGGACGAGGGACTTCAACCAGCATATAAGTTTATGGCTATGCTAAAACAAGTAGCAACAGCTACTACACTTGGATTTAACCTTAAATCAGGTACTAGAGAAACATTACAGGGCATTTGAATTGGATTATCTAGAACTGCTGCTGGAATTTATGGTAAGGATCAATTTACTATGAAAGATTTTACTAAAGCAATGACGACAGTATTAAAGGAAGCTCCAAAGTCTATTGGAAAAATTACACTGTTAGAGTATATGAATTGACAATACGGTATGGCAAATTCTGATGCTGATCAATTACATCGAGAGATGAGTTTAAGTAAAATGGGAATCTTAAACTTTGATAGTAATCAGTTATATATGTTTTCAAGAGCTCCTGATATGTTACATCGAATGACAATATTAGTTGCAAAGATGATGCATGATGGATGTTTTGATGCGCATAGTGTTGTTAATGAAGAATTAGTATATGATTTTAAAAAGGATAAACGTTTCAGTTTATTACATTCTGCTAATCCTAACGTAAATAGCGAAGAATACCGTAAACAACATGCTTTATATATCACAATGCTAGAACAGTTTAATAGAGAAGGGTATAACTTAAAAGATGGAGATGCTTTACCTAAAGCTTATACAGCAAGAGAATCTGCTAGCATTAAATCATTTGCTGATATGTGTTTTGGACATTATGATAAAAATACTCAAATGTTAGCAAAGCACATGTTTTTAGGATCTTTTTTTCTACAATTCCGAACTTTTATATCTGCAAAACTAGAACAGTGAGTACTAAAGCCTGGTACCTATGATCAGGGGAGTTATAAAATAGCAGTCGATGAAAATGGAAATAAATTTGTAAGACGAATTACGTTTGATGAAAATGGACAGCCTATAGTAGATATTATACTTGAGAATGAACTTAAAGAAGGAGATAAATGAGAATATTTCTATGAATGAGTAGGTAGACCTCAGGAAGGAATAATGTGGTCTATGTTTTCGTATTTAAAAGCATTATCTACTCTTAATACATCTGAGTTTAATAAACTATGAAAAGACGATATAAAAAGAGCAAATCTATTCCTTTTCTTACATGATATGTTACTTATGTTATTATTGGGTTTATTAGTAAAAGCTCTATTTTCTTGAGATGATATCAAAGAGGAACCATGAATAAAACGTTGAACTGCAAGTGCTCTTTATGGATCTTTTCAAGATGGTCCTGTACAAAATATTATAGGTGGAATGATTGGAGACTTAAATCCTCCCGCATATAGTATATTTAAAAACATGTTTAATAATGTTGGAGACATTATTACAGGCGATAAAAACCTATGAGAAGGTGTAACATCTAATTTTGGAGCACTTCGAGAACTAGGTACAGCTACATCATTATTTTAAAAAAAAATACCCTACACGCCGAAGCATGTAGGGTATTTTTATTTTATATGTTATTATTTTCGTTTTGGAGTACCATTATTACAAACTGTACATTTCTCAGCTTTAGTGCCTTGATTAAATACACGTATATATTTCCCATAAACTGCATCTTGATACTCATGAGAAATTTTATTTGATTCACAAATAGGACATCTTTTAATCGAACAAGCCATCTTGAACTAATTTTTTACAATTATTAAATAAATCTCTCAATGTTCCGTTATTTTCAATTAAATAAGAATAGGCTTTATCTTGATAAAGTTTATCTAATTCTGTTTCAGAAGAATGAGAACTTTTTTCACAGCCAGGTCGAGTTATATGAATAATAACAGCACCTAAATTATATGTAGTAATATTTTCAATAATAAATCTTTGGTCAGAAATAATAATATTCGATCCTCTATTATTTAAAGTAGACAGAATTCATAACCTATCTCCAAAATAAAAACGCATAATTTCTGTTCCAAAATATTGTAATATTTGTCTAATAGATAGAAAATAGTTTTTTGTCAAATTTGGATTTACACGTTTGATTTCTTTTGTAAATCTTGTATCTGACAATATTTTATCTTTAAAAGTATTAATATTAGATTCATCAATGTGAATTAATTGCAACGTATTAAAATCTACATAATACTGCTCTTTAAACTCTCTATCTTCAAAATTTTGTACGTTTGTATTTAATAATATTGCTAACATTTCTTTCATTTTATCAGCATAACGTACGATTTTATAATCTTTTTTAAATCATTTTAATCTACAGTATAAATCATATTTATGTAATATTTTAGGAGTACTAAGAAGATATTGTAACATTTTTGCTACAGTATCCTTACCACTTCACTTGTTCCCCTGAACGGAGATTATTTTTTGCATTAACTAAAATGTTTTCGTAATTGAATATCCTCTATCTCGGATAATCTTGTTACAGGAATTGAATTTTCAATATGTTGAAGTTCAATATAATTATAACTTTGGCTAAGGATTCGTTCTATAGAAGTTATCTGTTCTTTAGTAATAGATATATTATAAAAATACCCACCATATAACAACATCGAACCTGATTGTTTAATCCATCCATGTTCTTCTAACCACCTATCTGGAGTATTACAATCCTTTGGAATAATCTCTTGTTGTTGAAGTAAATCTGCAATCTTTATATGTAAAAAATTTGCTTTAGTTCCATTTAAACCATAATATTTTCCATCAGGTGCAAAATATCCTGCATTACAACAAAGTAGAGACGGATGTATTTCACTTAATTTATCTAATTCTAGTTGAGTAGTAATATATCGATCAAGTTTTCCTTTATCATATAATGTTGCAATACTACTTGGATGATTTAGCTTATAAATAGTCTCTCGTAGTTGTTTAGAAGCTTTAGAAACTCGATCCGATATATTAGTATTATTAGGAAATAGTTTCTCAATAATTATACTAATATTAGCAAATGTAAATAGATCTTTGTCTAAACTTTCTTTTAGACTATTATAAGCGTATATAATCGGATCATCTAATAGTGTGGTAATATAGTTCTGAGATGAATCCGTTAATTTAATATAATCTGTAATATCAATAGTAATGCTTTTCTTCCAGTAAACAAATTGTCCGAATTGAATATCTTTATAAGCATCAGCAATACTATTAAGCTTACATTCTATTAAAGATAAAATATTCAAGGGATTTGTTTGAGGTACATCTACAACTTCTCCTTTGTTATTATCAGTATATTTTAACGAATATTTTCCAGTTAATAATTTATTAATGGTTTGTTCATCAAGTCCTTCTAAACTATCTTTAAGTAAATTATAACCTTTATAATAATCAAAATCGCAACCTACTTTTTCTTGCGCTATTTTTAGTAGTAATTCTAACATTTTTATATCTAGTTTAGATAACCTCTTTTAATAAACTCTTCGTGTAAAGGATGAGCTAATTCATAAGCTTGAGGATGAGCTGCTTTATCACATCTTAGTTTGAAGAATCCCTTCCACTGTTCAACGGTTCCAGTCATTACTAACTCTGTTTTGAGAGAATTTGGAAGTATAGAACGAGCTTGTTGAGGAATCCATCCTTCATTTAATAGTCTAAGATAACATTTTTCTGATTCTTCTAAAGAAGATAAGAAATTAAAATAGTTTGGAGACTTCTCAATATATCCAAAATCTTTATTTTGAATATCTGCTCCTACGCGATACCCAATGCCATCATGCCAATAACTTTGTCCTTCTGGAATATTTGTCCAATAAGGAATAATAAAAGTAAGCTCACTTCCAAACTTATCTTTGCTATAATTACAGTAACGGGTACTTTCCTGAGCAAAGGAAAATACTCTGTGGCGAACAAATTCATGGGAAACGCCTCTATCACAAATAAACTTTACTGTAATTCGTTTTTCATGATATTCAGTAGGTTCACAGAGATATTTTAAATCGTCAAGCCAGTCATTTTCATATAAAACTCTGTAATTAGTTGTGATATGATAATTACCATAAGAATCTGTATTAATAACTGAGTAAGAATTAGAAAGGTATTGTTCAGTTACCCAATTATCACCTATTACATTGTAAGCATGATCCTTATGAATATAAAGATATACAGTGCCATGTTCAAGCATAGCAGTATGCTGTCTATCCTTAATCATATTAACAAATTTCTCTGCTGAGTCTTCTGTAATACGATCCTCTGATTTATAGCATGTTCTCCCTGCTCTCTCAATTTGCTTATATATTCCTTGAATACCTGGTTCTTGTTCAATTATTTCAAAAGATGGTTTAATTAATCTCATATTTAGTCAATATAATTAAATATATTCTTTTATTTTACTTTCTAAATCTTCTTTAGAAATAGTACCAACATGTCTCCATATTTCAATTCCATCCTTTTCAATAACTAAAACAGGAATGTTTCTAATTTTATACTGCTGAAGTACTTCAATTGGAGTTTCATCAACATCGTATTCTACAGTTTCAATTAGATTTTTAATTTCGTTTAAGATAGGAGCTAGTGCTTTACAAGGGTTACATCATTCTGCACCAAATTTAATTAGCTTAGTCATGTTTATTTTGAGTTACTTTAAGTTGTTTAATTAATTCAATATCTTCTTCGGGTATAGATATCGGTTCTTCAAATAAATCTATTTCATCAGCAGAATATGGATCACAGAATCTAACCTGAAGAGTCCATGATCCATATACCTTATTTATTAATACACGTTGCCCTTTGATAACGGTTCCTATATGAGCTAACTTAATTATAAATCAAGAAACTTGAATTTTATCTGTAGATAGGACTGTAGTTGTTTGAATTCCACTGAAATAATAATTATCCGATTTAAAAAGAGATTTAATGAGGTTCTTATTAATCATCTAAAATAGTGTTAGTTGTTTTTGTTTAAAGCAATTAACTATTTTCTGAGCAGCAGCAATATAATAACGATAATTTATATTTTTTGGTAAAGGCATGTTAGGTTCAATCTTATTTAAAATAGTTACTCCTGAATCAGTTAATAGTTTAATATATTTATAACGGTTGCCGTTATGATCAATTTTACATTTATAAAGCCAAGGGCCATCTGTCGATACATAATAGCGATTTATTCGCTGTATAAGTTTTCCATCATATTCTACTGAATAATCCTTACTAACTTTTTGATAAGTTAGAAACTTATGAATATCTTGACAGTTTCTAATTGTTTCTTCAACAGGAATATTATCAGCTAATCGTTTAATTATAGCTTCTGGTATAATAGTAGCTGCCATCCCTTTACCAAGTTTTACTTGATCTATAAATAATCCCTTTGTTTTAAGTAAACTAGGATCATGTGTTTTTGAATAACCTTCTTTAATAGCTAAATAATCATTAATTGCAAATTGAAACATTGCTTCAAAACGATCTTCTTCTAAAGTTAGTTTTGTTAAAGATTCTCATTCTTTATAAACTTTTTGTACTTTTTCTAAATTAGATCGTTTGATTACATAAAATAGACCGTCCTTTACATTATGTCTTTCAACATAAACCCGACTATATCTTTATATAATTTCATACTTGTACTTTTCTTTTAAAATAAAGTTGTTTCGATTATACTGAGTACTAGTATATCCTCTTCACATATTTAAAAATCTGTCACATTCTGCAAAAGACTTTAGAACAATAATATTATCTTCATAATATAGCTTAATTTGTTTTCTTTGTTGAGAAAGCTTTTTTATTTTTCATCCTTTGTATTCACAACCTGTTTCTAAAGCTTTTTTAACAGAACTATTCCCAGCAGGAATTCCAGTTAAATGAAAGAAGTTTGCAAATTCGATTCAAGAATTAAATAATATTTTTTCATGATTATTGCTAATTTCGATTTTGCAAGCGTTTTCTTTATTATTTTTAGTTACCTTTTCAAGAGTTTCAGGACTATGCTTGTATAATTTAGATTTTTCTCTAATGTGTTCTTTTCAAGAATCAGTTAACTTTTTATTTTTATTCGGAATCCCACCTTTAGTTGGATTCTGACAGATATTATATAAAGGTTTTAATTCATTGATATACTTTTCTTCTTGTTCTAATATTTCATTAAGTGTTGCGTTATTCATTACTTTAAGTATATCAACCTGAAAGTTTTCTATACCGTATTTTTCATATGTTTTTCATAATATTGGATTATCTAATCTACCTCCTCTATTAAGAAATAACATGAATTTGCCGCAATGCTCTTTAAATTGATCTTTAAAAGAACGAATAGTACTTCCTATATAAAAATTCCCATTAATCTTATTAGTAATCTTGTAAACACCTTTACTTTCTAGTAAGGTTTTATTTAAATTGTTAATATCAAAAAGTATTTCTCTTATCATAAATAATTATTTTTTAATTTATACAAAAATAACACTTTTTGACATTTTAAACAAACCATCTGTACAAAAAATTATATATCTCGCTTTTCCACTATTATAGTGTACTCCTTTCGGATAGTCTGTGAACCTTTATCTTAAACAAAAAATTTAAGATACTTGGCTGCGGATTGTCACATAATTATCTATTTTTAAACATTCACACTTATTATTACTAATTATGTTGTAGTTAGATAACCTTCGCGAGTTTCCCGCAATTAACGAGATTTTAAAACACCAACGGTCACTTAGTGTTTGCTTGTTTAATAGTTGCGCCAACTTTAATCAGCTGTTCTGCTAACATAAGGAGTAATAATTGGCCATTAATCCTAATCTGCATAACTGTAAACGGACTATAACAAAAATTATGCTCATTTTGAAGGTTACCTGAGAGTCCATTAAGAGCTAATTTTAGTGTTTCGTTCTTAATCTTATTTCCATTATGTTTAGCTTCAATTCGTTCGTTTTTAATTTGTGTATAAACTTCTAAGAATTCTTTACCTAAGTGAGGAGGATAAAATTCATGTTCAATTATCATACTAGGGTATAGTGCAAGTTCCCTAGCTACTTTCGACTATATCTTAATTTTTATATCTTATTTGATTTGAATTTAATTCTATATAATGTCATTTATATCCTTTATATGAGGCTTTTGTTCCTTGACAACAACCTTTGATGGCTTGTAAATAAAAATCTGGATATTCTTGTTTAATATCGTCTATTATTTCATAAATTTTTATCAACTCATCAGTTTGTTTATTAAACTGCCCAATACGAAATTTACGATTCTTATAAGCTACACTTCGACGCATCTGTTCCTTTGCATCAGGGTTATTTGCTCAAAATTCCTTTGAACGTTGTCCAATGATTTCTCGTTCTTTTGGATGTAATTCGTATCGTTGTTTTTGTGCGTTACTTAGTCGTTGTCTTGTTTCTTCTTGTACAACACAATGTGTTTCAGAATCTAAACGTATGTTATATCCATAATTTCTATCTAATGCTTTACATTCTTGTATTCAAAATAGTTCTCGTTCAGCAAGTATTTTGGAGTATTTTGTAGTACCTTCTTCTGAATAATCGTCTACTTCTATATACTCTAATACAGAGTATTCAAAAGCTGTACGAGAGTGTTTATGTCAAGCATTAATCAAATGAACATTTTCGTCTTTTGATTTTGTGTTTAATTGTGTAATATGTTGTTTTATACGTCTATGAATATCTATAGCTTTTCCAACATACACTTTTTGATTTACTGTATTCTTAATACAATAAATTCCTCATTTACCTTTATCCTTAATATTTGCTTTCATATAATTATATTTAGAAAACAAATATGGGTATAATCTTGGATATTACCAAATAAAATATAAAAATTTGTGGCTTTTCGAGAAAATCATTTCCCTACTCCTTTCGGATAGTCTGTGAACCTTATTCCAATTTTAAGTTGGAATCTTGGCTGCGGATTATAACAATAACTATGTTTTTACGTTCTAACAAGCGTTATCTTGTCTGCTACACTATATATTACTATTAGCTGCCGTAATAGCTATTTTTGTTAAGTTCCCGCAATTAACCACATTTTAGTTGCGCCACTGCACGTTTAACGCAACATCACAATCAATTAATACCTCATCAGTATTAAGAATAATTTCTTCAGGCTTATTGACACTATGTATACCACCAACTCCTACACAATATTCTAAATTACCTAGTAAAAAATGTTTTTCATATCCTTTCCGACCTGGAGACACTGTTTGTTGTTTCATTTCTGTTAATAATAATTTAAGAACAGGTGTTTCAAACTTAATAAACGGAAGGATAACTTTGCTAAGATCAATACGATCACAAGGAGATCTTAAATCTTTAATTTGATTTCAAGTTTGTCCTGTTTTTTCAAGATACTTTTGAGTAATAATTTTCATTCCAATGTTCACTCCATCTTTATTTAGTACCTTTACTCCATATTCATCTTCAATAGCAATTCTTAAATCAATATCTTTTTTACATCTATAAAGTAGTGCCTCAGTACTATTAACATCATTATCACAATAACTAACCATATTTGGAATTTCTGAAACAGGTAAATCAGAGCAAAAATCCCCATCATATTCTTGGACATTATGATACTGCATAGTTACCTGCATTTCTTTCAATCCTACTCTTAGCTTTTGAGAATATAACATTGTTAATAGATCTAATGACTCAAAATAAACTTTATATTTTCATTTACTTCAGGATGTAAAATTTCCATCAGTAGATGTAATTATAAGACGATTTAAGTTATAAATTGATTGACAGATTTCTCTATATGTCTTATATTGCATGATTTGATGATAATCGATAATATAATTGATAATTGGGGTATCATAATGCAAAATATTATACCCGCACATTATTTTATCGACATTAAATTGTAGATCAGTAGTATAATTTCTGTTTCAAATACTCTTCTGGTCTTCTGTTTTAATTTGCCAAAAGAGATCTACAATTTTCATCAAATCATTACGTTTAGAAGAAATTTCTAAATGCGTTATTTCTTTTGTTTCAGTATTTTTAACAGAACAATGAAATACATTTGGAAACACCTCTATATCAAATATATATACTGTTTTATTTCTAATTAACATTGTACTTCATCGTATGTTATTTTAAATATATCAGGCTTACAAGGATAGAATTCACCTTTAGCTCCTCTAATAATGTAATCTCCTATAGAAGCTTTCATTATACCTTCTAAAGTTGGAATTCCTAGTTGATAATCATTTTCTTCTTGAGTATTATAATGTAAAAGATTAGTTCCTACAAAATTTTCAATTTCGCTAACGTTATTACCTGTATATTGAATAGCGTCTATTTCAATAGGTTTCTTTCTATATTTCTTTATCATATTTTTCTATTATACATATTTTGTTAAAATCATTTTCACTTATTCAAAACGTATACTCGTTTCAATTACAGTAGAATCCTTTAATGCGTTTATTTTCTAGATGTTGGATAGGTACCTTCTCAATATCTTTAAGATATGTATATTTGTCCATTGAAGTAGCATCTATTTCTGAAGTTAATATTTTGTATCGCATTCGGTAGAAAGTATTACAAAAGATGCATCATAATCTAACATTAAATCATGATGAATATCTGTTATATAAGACGAGATAATTGAAGAATAACTCGAAGAATCAGTAATAACTATCCCATTTAATATATCACTTGTAAATTCTATATTATTGATAGTTGTATATAAGATATATTTAAAGAAAATAGTTTTTTCTAAGTATGGAGCGTTAATATCACTTATATTCATTTTATATAAATATCATTGCTGTTTGTTAGGTATATAAATATAATTATAAGGTTCTCTTCACTTAATAGTATCTCCAGAATAAAAATTTAGATCTTGTCCTCGGTCTGTATAAAATGCAGTACTACTAATATTTTTACCTAAACTACTTATATGCCCTTTATCTATTAGTTTTTGAACATCTTCTTCTTTTGTTCAAAAGTTATTTAAAGTTTCTAAAGCAATATCTCCATCAAAATGACAATATATCCCTTTGTAATTTCTATTAGATAATTTAATTATAAGTGTACAGTGCGTAGACATGATTTCTATAGTTTATGATAACTTTGAGAATATATTTTTTCATCTACTTTGTGTTTCCACTCTTCGTTGACAAAGTAACTAAGTGCCCCATATTGATCAAGTCAAGTATCATCATTAATAAGGCAACAATTATTATCAAATCCTTCTTTATCTATATAAGATTGTATTTCTGGTCATTCTACAATTACAAATTTAGATTTCATTTCCTTGAAGTTTAAGAATAATACGATCAATATTATCTTCTATTATTTTACATATCCGAATATCTACATTATTTATGTACACCCTACTTGTTCCTCATTTACGTTTAATTTGGCTATACGTAAAATTAGGATTTGTTATAAGAAGAATCTGAAATATTTTATCACAATAGTCTATAATTTCTTCGTTTAGAAAAACCAATCCTTCAAAACCTTCTTCTAAATGATCTTTATACTTCTCATTAAATTCATTACTCGTCATCTTTCGGAATTGTTAAATATTTGTCAATTGTATTAGGTAAATATTCTAAACCTAGTGAAATTAGTCGAAACACTTTTACTATTTCTTCATAACTAGTATCCCACGGTAATTCAAAAGTTGCGTTAATATTATTACTAGTTACTTCAATTTTAATGTTTTTATTAGAAGTTTCCATAATATACTTGTAATGTTAATAATCCTAATTCTCTCCAAGCTTTAACTACCTTATCTCGATCATCAAAAACGCATAAAACATTATACTTATCTTTAATTACTTTATTATAGAGCTCTATTTTAATAATTTCATCTGGACGATAATCGCCTTCGTTACGCATAAATAAAATAATAGGAAAGTCTATATATTTAGATAGCCATTCAAATGTATCAGTATAACATTGCTCTGTACCCTCTCTTCCACTAAAGAAGAATATATGTATGTTATTCTTAAAGTATAAGTTAATTAAGTTTAATAAATATTGTAATCTTGGATCACAACGATCCTCTTTAACTTTTGTTAAATCATAAGGATTGCGATCTTTCATGATACTAAGTGTTCCATCTAAATCACAGATAATGCAATTTGGGAGATTAAGGTTTGGGGGTAGGATCTTTCTATTGTCAGTACGTTTAGTTTCTTCTAAATATTTTTCTTTATAATATCTTTGATAAAAACATTTAAGTACTTTCTCTCCAACAGGTCTTTCTCGATTTCGATCTCTTTCTAACGCTTCTTCAAATGGAATATAAAACTCTCTATATTCGATACTACAATTTAATTCTGTTGCTAAATTGTTCCATTTTTTAATAGTTTTTGGATTAAGATTTGTAGCATCTATAATTACATTTAAATTATGTTGAATAGCAGATCGAATTTGAAATTCTTCAACAGAAGATATATAATCCTCCTGTTCGGGAACCCAATAATCTCCTCTAGATTCTCTAATAGAATCCCTAGAAACTATAACCCATTCTTTGTTATTTTTAATGAGTCCTCTAGCGCAGGTAGATTTTCCAGAAGCTAGATTTATGGAGGACCCTGTAATACCAATATCTTAGACATACAGGGTCCTCCTATTATTTAATTTATTTTGTTTCATTACTATAATTTAAAATTATGCAAATAGATGAAGTAATACTTAATTTATATAGTTTTATTTAAACTTGATTTGTATATTGGGTTTACTTCTTTTAAGAACATTTTGATTATGTCAGATTTTATATAATTCTGGTTAGTAACATTAACTCTATTTACTCGATATTCTTTAATAATTTGAATTGCTCATAAGCATTCTTGTACACATTCATTATCAGAAAGTATTCCTGATTTAACTAATTTTCGAAACGCTAAAAGATCTGGTTTAGAATATATATTTAAATATTCCTTAATTTTATTTGCTTTAGAAAGAATAGAACATACATAAGGAAGAAGACTTCCTGATTGCATTCTAATAAACCAATCATCTATTGTAAAATATCGAACAATGTTTGATTGAATAGAAAATGACTTTAGAAAGTCTTCTTGTGATAGATCGCCAATAACTATATATTCATATCCTTCTTTATATAAAGAGTTAGCTATTCTATAAATATATTTAATCCTTTTTGACTCTTTCAGAATCTTCAATAATTTTTTGTTCATAGCCTAATACTTGTTCATACCCAGGTGCATCTAAATCTATTCCAGATAAATCAGATTTAGGCAAAAATTGATTTAGATAGTTTATATCATAAATAAAATAGGTTCCGTATAATTTCTTTTGATAAATATACTGTTCTTCAAAAGTAAGTTTTCGAACACAATATTTCTTATAGGGAGTGCTAATGAAAAACCTAATTTTTCCTGTTGTAACTAAGCTTGGAGAATAACTACAGGTTATGGTAGAAATAACATAATCCATATCCTTATAATGTTCGTTAATTGGGTTTACAAAAGTGTATGGTTCAAATTTATCTTCTTTTCTCTCATATTCCCAAATTAATTTAATATCTATATCGTTGATATTATATACTAAAATATTAGAGCATACGCACTTAGGCTCAGTATTAATTAAAATATTAAATAACTTCCAAATACGATCGTCCATTATAGGAAGTTCAACTTTATCCTTTATTTCCATATAATTATTGATTTGATTCAATATCAATTTCCCCTCTATCTAACATTTTAGATTCTTTTTCAAGGAAATTAATTGATTTAAGTTTATATACATCTATACCATTTACTTCTCGACGAAGTACAATACCTTCTTCAGGAACATTATTATTACATAATACAGACCTTTGTTCAAGATACATATTTCTTAGATTAGTTAAAAATTCCTCATGCCAATGTTCATTAATATTTAAATTAGGAAAGAGGTTTTCTGCTCTACCATAATAGAGTTCCTTAACTGAATGCAAACTGTATTTTTTACAAAATTCTTTAACTTGTTGTGTTGAAAATTCAAATACTTTTCCATCAACATTTGTATAAGTTATTCGATAAACAATAATATCAAACAATCTTGCATGATACATTTGTTTAGGGTCATTTTTTGATAATCAAATGATTTAGGATTATATACACATTTATAATCGTAGTCTTTTTGAATCATTTGTCCCTTAGGCATATATCCAACGATTTCTGCATATACGGTTAATCCTTTTTGTAAATACTCTTCGATTACATTAAACGCAATATTCCATATATCACAATCATAATACCCTTTTGTTAAATTAGGGTTTAATTTGCGATCCTTAATAACTTTACGAGATGAACAAAATTTGTAGTAATGTTCTTCTGGAAAGATTGGATATTTAAATAATGTTTTAGATATCTTATTAAGGACTTTCTTATAAAAGGAAAGATCGGTTTTAGTTAATAAATTACAAAAGATTCCGCTAGTTCCATGTTCCTTCCATGATATTTGAATAATATCTTCTAGATTAATATTAGTAATTGCTTTTTGTAATTGAACAGTATCCACATGAAATCGAAATTGATTTTCAACTATATTGGGTACCTTTTTAGGTTGTTTAACACCTAATTTTGAATTAGAAATATTAGTTTTAATAACATATTTCCAAACAAATAGTTCATCATTAATTGTGTCAAATTCTGTTCCAATAGGATAATCAAAACTAACATTATCGTTTATATAAGAAATTAAGGAATTTATAGGCATAATAAAACCTTCAGAAGCAATCCCCCTGAGTTTAATACATTTAACTCTTCCTGATTCTTCAAAAAATCCAGATTGTTCAGGATTTTGGTTCAATTCCTTCTTCCTATATAAATTATGATATTTTAAAAATTTTGGATTAATTACACATTCAACGGGAAAATATACATATATTCCTTCAACGCTATCAATTCCTGTAGAAATTATATATCCTTCTACTGTACATAATTTTAGTTTATCTGCATTAGGATGCGGATGAAATGTATCAACTTGTACAATTCGAGCTAAATAATTAATGTTAGCATTTTTACTTATTGTTAGTTTCATTTTTATATAATTTATAATATCTGGCTGTTTCTTGAAGTATTAACATAGCTTGCTCTAGTCCCGCATTACTACTTAATATAATATCATATTTTGCAGGAGAACTTATGCAGAAGCTATCAAATACTTCTAAATAATTTTTATATAAAGTATATTTGTTAGGTTCTTTAGAATTTACTATAATTTTAGCACCTAATTCCTGAGCGTTTTTAATAATCATTATAGCATCATTAATAGAATGTTTAGTTTCATTTGATTTTAAATCAAGATCAACTAATATACTTATACTACCTTTATCCTTCCAAATATTAAATAGTTGTTGTATATAATACTTAAATGTATTATTATATGATGATAATATTAATCCTACATCCATATTTGTTGTCCTAGTATAATATCTCCTTCTACTTGGGTTAATTGTCGATAATAATATTCGTAGGCTATATCATAAATATCTTTGTATTTAGAATTTATGCCTTTTGAAGTTAACCAATCTGGAGATTGATAATTATTCATATATTCTGCAGTCAATGCTGAAGCTTTTTTAATGATGTCCATATAATAATTGTTTTGTAAAAATTGTTTTCAATTCATCATAAGATATAGGTGTAAAATTGTTATTATCTACTCCTACATCATAACTTGGTAAAGCCCTATGTTGAATATAATCGTAATCAGCCTGATTTTGACTATAAGGACTTGTATGACTATGTCCAAAACAATGTACTGCTCCATTTCATTGTCCTGGTCAAGTTGTTAAACAATAATGACATAATATTAATGTACTATAATCCTCCAATTCATTATCATAAATTGCAACTTGAGCTATATCACAAACTAATTCAAAACCTTCATAATAAATTTCATTTTCTCGATCATGATTACCCTGAATTAGATATTTAGTTCCATTTAATTTGCTGCAAAAACTTTTCCAAGTTTTTCTATCACCAAAACAGAAATCTCCAAGATGAAACACAATATCATTAGGAGCAACAACTTTGTTCCAATTTGATACTAAAGCGTTATTCATATCAGAAGATGATTCAAATGGACGATTACAGTATTTGATTATATTTCCATGTTTAAAATAGCTAATGAGTGTCGCTGGTAAAAAATACCTTGCGACACTCTAAATCCTCCTTTTTAAATGTGATTTTTTGCATACATAAAAATTTATTAAAATTAGCATGTAAATTTTTACTAAAATATTATATGATATAACTATATTATTTTCACTATTTAATTAAAATTTGCACACTAATTTTATCAGATGATATAGTTAAGAATTATATAGTTGTTGAATTTCTTCAGAATTTAGCTCAAAATATCTCCCATTTACAGGATCATTATACATATCTTTATTTAGTACAATAAGTGCGTAAAGTTCTCTTATATTACAATCTTCAGGATTTGCATCATTTATATACCAATGTAAAGTATTTCTTCTATCTTCATCGAACTTTGATTCAAATAAATCGTAGAAAGCACTTACTATAGGTTTATAAAGATCAGAATTATATATATTTATTCCTTCTTGGTATAGTTCGGAACATTTATTTAAATATTGCTGAAAATTTTCAACAATATTTTTGAATTCAGTAAAAGTCATTATTTCAATATTGTTTTATAACGTTCTAATTTTTGCTGGAGAAATTGTGGAGTAAAATCTTTAGCGTAAATTCAAACATGATTTTTAGCAGATATAGAACTTCCTGTAGCAGCCTTTCCGATATTAGAACTACTACATTTAAAAAATCTTGCAGCTTCAGTAGCACTAGAAAACTCATATTGTTTATTTCCTTCTATATCAAATCCATATATAATTTTATCGTTAGATACAATTGTTACAGGTTTATTAAGTTTAGCAAAATATCCATCATAATATGTGTCTTTATAAACAAAAATAAAACCATGGACTCTATTGTGTCTACCTCGACAGCAATTTGTAATCATTGAAGCTGAAATATTTAGTTCCCTTTGTATTTCTCTAGCTGAAGGTCATTCTTTAATAAAATTAAAATCAAGATCAAATTGAAGAATTTTCCTTCCTGCGGAATTTTTTCGACCATAATTTCAGTGTTTTTCTCCTTTTCTATTTTCAGAAAACTTCTTTTTATTTTCTTCAGTATGTGCGTATCCAGAAATTCCGTCTCCTCCTTCAGTTAAATTATATCCATATTTTGAATTTGATGATTGAAAATAAGCAATATATTCTCTCTCTTTCAGATTAACTATATCGTTAAGAATTTTTTTATTTTCTTTAGTTTCTTCTCTAATTTCAGTTTGAAACAATACGTACTTATCGAAATTATCTCAACCGTATTTTAAAATAGCTTTGTAAAAATAGTTTTGAATTTTAGTACAATTGACTGAATGTTCTATTAAACGTTCCTTATAGGATCGTCTTACTGTTTCTCCAATATACTTTTTGTTATTAATTTTATTAACAATAAGATATACTGTTCCAATAATAAATCCCTTATCTGGAACAATCGGATCTAATATAGGATTAAATGGAATATCGGGAACAATTTCTGATAATTTTGACTTAGCTTTACTTCTACGTTCTTCAAAGTAACATTGACGACAACCTAAACGAGAATCGATAAAATTTCTTGCAATAATACTAAAACATCCATGTGTTTTACATATAACATTAATTCTTGTTGTTTCTAATCTAAATCTTTCGGGTAATTCTTTAAATGTAAAACGATCTTTAAATTTTTCTTGAGCTCTTTTAATAAATTCTTCTTTAGTCATAAACTTTAAAATTATATTGTTTATGCAAAGATATAAGTTTTATTCTAAATTTCAAAAACATTTTAGAGTTCAATATCGTATCGAAAACACTTAAATACAGGTTGAGTTGGAACTCCATCGGGTGAGTAGTTAAAATATTTACATTCTCCTACTTGCCCTTTATATTTTTCTTCAAAATTTTCTGTATACTCTACCTTTAATTCTCGATTTCCTATAGGTTTAGCTTCAAACGTTTTACCGTTTTTTAATTTAAGAACAAAAACCATATCATCATATTTACGAAGACCTTGAATGATATCAATAACTTCAAAACATTCATCTTTATAGTCCTTTATCTTGATCATACGGTTATCTCTTTTATTAAAGCCATATTCCTTTTCAGGATTTCTAATTACACAGCCTTCAAAACCTTCCTTAACAAATTTATCATGAAGTTTCTTTATATTGCTTCAAGAGCTAACAGGAATATGTTCAACAATTACTATTTTATCAGATCCATCAACAGCAATTTTTAATTCATCAAGCATTATTAATCGATCTTTAAACACTACTTCTGGAATAGCTAAATCATAAATTCAATACTTTAATTCGGAATGTTTTTCATCAAGAGTTTGTAGTCTACATAATCCAGAAATATAAGGTAGAGATCTGCCATGAATATATAATTCCCCATCTAACATTACTGTAGGATTTTCCTTAAAATACGCAATTAATTTTGGGTCCGAAATAATATGAGTAGCAGCAATATCATAATTATTTCCTCCTCTAGACGCAGTATGTATTTCGCCTTCAGAATAATACATAAGACATCTAACTCCATCTAATTTACGAGATCCAAAAAAGTCATGTTCGAAAACAGATATTGCGCAATCATCTGCTGATTTCGCTAACATAGGTTTACGTATTCCATTTGTATCAGTAACTTCTAATGGCAATAATTTATCTACATCACAATTTTCTAAACTGTTAACTCCAAAATCAGCTAGATTCTTATACCCTTTATCAAGATACTTCTTAATATGACTATTATATGTTAATTTAGCTTGTTCAGTAACAGTTCTTCCTGCTTTCCCACGATCTATATTTATTATTGGTTGTTCTGTAATTTTTCCTCCCATTTGACTTGTTTTTCTAACTAAAGCAAATCCATGTAGAGCATCTTCTCACTCACAACTAATATCTACAATTCTAATTTTACCTCTACTATCACGTGTGATTAATATATCGTGCATAATATTTATTTAATTAACATACCTATATCTTTACGAGTTCTTGAAAGAGCTACATATTGTAATTGACGAAGTAGTTCATAATTATGACAAGTTAAAATATTATCCATATCAACTAGTACAGTATTTAGATTTGAGCCTTGACTTTTGTGTACAGACATACAATATGCATAATCTAAGCTTTTTCGTCTAATTATTCTTCCTTGATAAGTTAGGTCAACAGGAGTTAAAAACGAACTCATTAAATTAAAATACTCTCTTCAAATTTTGTTAGCTTGTAGTTTTGATTTAGTTTGAATTGCTGATAGGCGAATACTTTCAATCATAACCGACAGACCTTTTAACTTATCGTCAGAAAGATCTCTCGATAAAATAAATATATCAAAATATTCATTAAAATCTAACGAATACAGATTTAATAAATATCCAGGATAATTATCTAGTCCAACATAGCGATGACATTTAGTAATCTGTTTAATAACGTATTCAGAAGAGTTAATAATAGTATTTTTTAGAAAATTCGCTTTTCCATATTCTGAGTTATCATATCCAACTAAAATTTCTCCAATATGGTATTCTTCCTTATCATTAAATAATGAATCTCTAATAACTTTATTAAAAGCCTCTATTCGTCGGTTAGTAAAAGCTAATAGTTTGATTAAAGTTGGATCTTGGGTTTCTATTACTTTTTTAAATAGAGGAATATATTCTGATATAAATTTTCTTCAATTATTATAGCACTTAAGAGTTCCATTATTTGAAGTAATATTATAAAATCTATTTTTAGGCTTATCTCTTAATTCTGTAATAATTTCTAATAATGGATTATCTTCTTGTTGGCGATAAACTTTATTTAGATGAAAATCGTTTGTAGTCTGAAAAGATTTTGATAGAGTATTTGATTTAACAGGATATAATTGTTTTTCATCTCCCTGTCATAAAACTTTACAATTTCGATCTTTAGCTCTTTCTATTATATAATCAAACAATGTATCATTAATCATACTACATTCATCAACAATTAATACTCCATTTGTTGGAATACTATTATCGATAGTATTTGATACAAATTTAAGATCTTTATAATCTAATTCCATTATATCTACATTTGGACGTAATTGTAGCAACTGATGTATTGTTGTAACATCACGTTCTGTATAATTAGCTAATACTCCCTTAGCTTTATGCGTAGGTGTAGCTAAAACATATGGAATTTGATTTATTTCTAAGAACCTTGTAATTAATTTACATATTGAACTTTTTCCCGAACCCGCTGCACCAGAGATAGATAGAGTTATTCATTCTTTGTTTATTAAAATAGAAAAAACTTGAAGAAGAACATCTTTTTGTTCCTCTCCAAGTTTAAAATCTAAATATTTGTTTTGTAAAGTTTCTATTAACTCTTCTAAATTCATTATTTTCCAGTTGATCCAAAACCACCTTCTCCTCGTTCAGTTTGAGAAAGTTCTTCTACCTCTTTAAATTCGACTTTGGGATAAGGAAGAATCATAATTTGTCCTACTTTATCTCCAATCTCATAACAAGCAAAATCAGCTTTTATCCATTGAATTGGAGGTATATTGTTATCACTAACTACAAAGTTTCTTCCTGGCTGAGGATTGATAATTCTTCGATAACGTAGCTTAATTTCTCCTCTATAACCAGAGTCTATTATTCCAACGCTGTTACAAAGCTGTAAATCATACTTAGAGTTGCTAGAACGTGGAAATACATACCCAACATAACCTTCAGGGATTTCAATAGCTAATCCAGTACCATATTCAATATAGTATTCATTACTATAATCAACAGAAGTAGCTACTAAATCCATTCCAGCATCTCCATATTTTGAATATTTAGGTATAACAGCGTTTTTGTCAAGTTTTTTAATTTTAATCTCCATATTTGATATTAGTTTCATATATATAAGCTGCTGATAAAATAGGTTCTAATTTACCACAATAAGGATGATCTAAAAATTCATCTTGATGCTCTAAAAAAGATTCTACAGCAGCCTGAGCATCTTTTGCATTTAAAGTCATAGTTAAACATCCTTTAATTGGAATACTTAACGTAAACTGTTTTGTTTTTAAATCAGACATATATCATATATAAACAATTATCAAATTATAATTTAAATAAGCTAAATTATTTATTGTTTTCCTCAAAATTTATATGTAATATCAATTAGATTATTGTCTTTAACTAAAAACATTTTTTGATTGGTATTTGGATTATCTAAAGGCCCTTTATTAGGAACATACGGACCGAGTTTTATATAGTTGAAATTGTTTATATTGATTTCAGGATTAAGTTCTTGTTTTCCACTATATCAAGCCGTCTTCAAAGAAAGATCACTCTGTTTAATAACTTCTGCACACAAATTAATATAACTTGGATTTTGATCTCCTCCCATAAACACAACACATGTAATTCCAGAATTACTTGTAATCAATTTAAAAAGATTATCGAAAGATAATTCAGTTCCAATATCGTTAGCAAGATAAGAGCTATGACAATTTTCACAATGATTTGGACATCCTGAAATATTAATTGCTAGTGCGATCTCATCAGGAATTTCTCTAAAAACAACCTGAGTATCTACATATTTAACCATTTTCTATATTTTTAGAATAAACTCTAGTCTTTTGTTCTATTTGCCTTCCAGAAGATCAGTTTTTTATTTTAGTTAAGTATCCAATAATTCTATCTCATAGAGATATATTTGTTGATCCACATTTTGGACATTTTGTAATCGCTATCCTTGAAATAAAACCACACTCTTCACATTCAGAGTTAGGTATATTAAAGGTAAAATATTGACAACCTACTTCAGCAGCATATTTCAAAAGTTTTTCATATTGTTTAGCTGAAAGATGTTCCTCTAAATTTATATGTGCTGCACTACCTCCATCTAGATACTCTCCTATATATTCTGCTCCATGAAGTTTTATTCTCTCTAATACACTAAGTTTTTTATCATTCGGTTTAAAAATATAACTAGCATATAAATTAGTGTCGGTTGGAACTCAATATCCATCTTCTTTATCTCAATTGTAGTTTTTAATTGCTAAACTTTCTGCAGGAACGCATTCTGTATTATATGTTTCAGTTTTAGTTTTATGTAAAATATTCTGTTCTTTAATAATACTAAATATAAACTGACAAAACTCTTTATAATCTAAGTTATCATTACAAGAAATACCTAAAAATTCAGCAGCTTGGTTTAAACCGTTAATTCCAATTGTTAAATACTGTTTATCCAAATTAATAAATCCTGCTTTATAGACAGGCAATAGATTCGCATCGAACATATCGTGTAACAATGCATTATATGCTGTATGATATTTATAAACTCTACTAAGAATATTAATCAAATATTCTTTCATTTCTTCTTTTCATACAGTTCTTTCACTAGGATTGTGTTCTTTACATTTATCTTGTACAATTCGATTAAGATTTAATGTAATAACACTTTTACTTCCAGTTTGAACTCCCATATTGCCATTAGTAAAATTAAATTCTTTTGTTTGAACCATGTTTTTCAAACGACAGCAAGATGAGAGACTATCAACACTATCACTAATATAAGTAAAAAATGAATGACCTCTAGCATATTCTTCAGCTACAAATTTCGCTGATTCTGGGTCAATAAATTTGCCATCTTTATAAACAAGCGCAAACGATTCAACAGGGAACGTAATTATAGTTTTTAATCTTTCTGCATTAAATCATGTCATAAATTCTTGTTGTAATCAACTTAAAGAACTTCATTCTGGTTTAGTCCCATCAGGAAAACAAAAATCTCCAAACATTCCCTCAAAAAACGGTTTATCAAAGTATGAAAAGTTTACAACAATTTAAAATTCCAAGATAGTCGCTAATTATCTTGCGTTCTCTTATGAACTGCTATATATTACTATATAGATTAGACTATATCATCACTATTTAAAGTGTCTCCTACTTCCACCTGCTTAGATGTACTCTCGTCTGAGATAGTCGTTGAACCCACATTTATAATGTTCGGCTGCTGATTGTCCACTTCTGGAGTTCCCAGCAATTCAGGAGATTTTTGCAGCGCCTGTAACTTTTCTCCTTTTCTTTGATAACCATGTATTTTATAAAAATGACAATCTTTACAATATGTAATAAGATTATTTAAGTTAGTAAATTCTTTATCTTGTAGTGCTATTTTATATAGTTGGTTTTGATCTTTAATTGGATCTAAATTTTGGTGTTCGTCTAATATTCTATGAAAAATCTCTTTAAAGTGTTTTATATGATGAACATGTAAATCTTTTTTACTTCCACATAATTGACACTTATATTCATCGCGATACAATACTTTGGGAACTTGTTGCACATAAAAAGCTTCTCTAAGTCTATAATGTAATTCAGTAATTCCTCCTTGTCAATTTGGATGGTTTTCTCCCGTATATAATCCAATTTTAGATTCTGAGTTATTCCTAACTGGAATTTCAAATTCTTTAAGAATTCTATCAATTACTCCTGGATCACAATTATATTTTTCTCCTAGATCTTTTTTACTTAATTTCTGATTAATATACAAATCATAAACCAACTCTTTATTTTTAAGATCTTCTGGAAATTTCTTTTGATTATATACTCATTGAGATTCTGAGTTACTTCTACGCTTAATTCCGCAGTGATCCAAATGAGTTAAAACTGTATTATGTGTAATTCCAAAATATTTTGCAATTTCTGTTGAAGATTTATCATCATTATACATTTTAATAATTTCCTCATCATTAGAAGAATCATACTGTTCATAAATTTTTGGATCTGCTAATATATTTAAATTATATTTTTTAAGATACCGATAAACACTTGTTTTAGAACAATTTAATTGCTTTGAAATTTCTTCTACAGATAATTTTTGATTTACTAAATCTTTTAATTCCTTTTTACCTATTGTAAATTTATCTTTAAATATTTTAAACTTAGCAAGAAGTGATTTTAATCCAGCTTCTGATAAACCACACTCTGCTGCTATTTCTTTTCGTGGACGATTAAGAATAACATATTGTTCAACAAGTCATTCTTTTGTTTTATTAAATTTCCTTTTATTTGCCATATAATTTCATTTTTAAAAATTGTATGCAAATCTAAGTAAAATATTTAAAACGTCCAAAAGAAAATGAGAAATGCAATAAAATTTACATTGACGCTGCTTGCATTCCTCTTGCAGCGGCAGGTTGATTGATTGAGTATATTACTTGCTGAAAATATTGATGAATTTGATTTCTAATTGTTTTATTTCTTAAGCTATTACAGGTAATAATGGTATCTGGAATAGTATAATAGTTTTTACCTCATTCTTTTTTAGCAAAATAATCAAAATACAATAAAAATTCTGAAGTTGCAACAGCTCCAGCAAATTGAGCAGCAGTAGCAAAAATTAAATTAGTGTACATTCCACAAAACGAATCAAGATTCTTTGGATATGCAGATAGTCCACCGATTTTTTTAATCCCTTCATTTAAAAAAGGATACATAGTTATACTACAACAGTATGGTGCTATTGCTCCTGCAAATCCTGATTCATCGTGCTTATATATAATATGATTAGATAGGTCTTTAGTATAGTTTTTGCAATCAAATTCTGGATATAATTCCTTTAACTTCTTTTCAATCATTGCTCGACTAATAAGAATGTTATCTGATTTGTGTATTTCAGCGTTTAATATTCCTATATTTTTGCCACTTACGTTAGAATTGTCATCGATTGTTGCATTGGCTGTATTAGAAGATTGTTTATATCTTTCAATGAATTCTTCTTTTTTACTTACTCAATCTCGAATATTTTTATGTTTTTCTCTATATAAAATAAATGCTTTTGCTGCGCTAGGACATATAGACATCAATCAATTTTCAATTCGATCTTGAATAACTTCAACAGTATCTCCATTATCAACTGTAATATATTTTGAGGGTTGATTGATCTCAGTATTACATCCAGAAGCTTTTAGTGCAGATAAGATAGCTTTATCAATTTTTGAAGAATCAAACTCTTGTTTAGTACCGTTTCGTTTAATAATAAACATTATAATTCAAATAAAGAGTTAATAAGCAATGTTTTTTCAAACTTATTGATTATATCTTTCTTATCGTCCTTAATGATTTCTGTAAATGCATTATAGAAATTAAATACAGTTGAATCTTCATTGCCAACATAATATTTAGAAGAAGAATCGAAGTAAACTCCATTATAAGCATCTATAACTGTAGATGGAGAAAGTTTAACTTTTCCTCCAGTTCCAGTATATTCTTCTAAAACACATTTTTCAATTCAATTACCTAATCTATTGTGTCGTTCTTCTACATCACTAGAAAGAACTGTATTTTTCATTTTCTTAATTGTTGCTTCAAAATGAGATACTTTCTCCATTAAAGCAGTAATATGATATATAAAATTTTCTCCTGGTTTAATTTCGTTTACTTCCATTCAAGATGGATCAAAAACACACAAATTTGTACATGCGCGATTTAACATTCCACGATATACTTTATAAACAGGAGTACGTACATCTAAACCGTATACTAAACCATATACTTCATCATGATTTTCAACACAATATTTTTCTGGTAATATTGCTTGAATTCATACTCTATTATATGTTACATCGTCCGATTCGGCAGTTGTTGTAATCTGAGTAGGAAGTTTAACCTGAACAGTAAAATTGTCTGTAAATTTAGACATTTGATCCAAAAACGGAGAAACATAATCAGAAGTCGGAAGATATTCTTTATTTTTAATAATAGTAGCTTTACCTTCTAGTAGTTTCTCAAGGGTAATTTCCATTTAAATACATTGGTTTTATTAAGTTAATAGCTCTTAATACTGGTTGCTTAAGACCTCTCTTTTTATTGATTAATTGATTTGATTTTAAATCTAGCGAATAATCATTGAAACCAGTTAATTGATAATTATATTCATCTAGAGCTGCATTTATCATGTAAGCTTCTAAAACTCTAGATTCATTTTCTGTTAAATTATCATTAACTGTACATATAATTAATCTTCCAGGATATTTTTCAGTAAATGCTTTAATAAAATCTTTTTTATGTCCTGTTGGGCGACTACATCAGGGTCGAGATGGTTTATCAGAAGTAAATAATCCACTGCCTATATAAACTAATTGATATTTTAAGGTTCATCAACAAAACTGTTGAGAAACTTTATTTCATGAATCTAAGTATAAATAAACAGTACTATCTCTTAAGGAATCCTCTCTAAATTGGAATATTGTATCGACATTCACCTGTTTTATTTGATAATCAATTGTATAATTGAAGTTATTTTTCTTTAAAACAGTAGAAAATAATTTTATATCCATAAAAAGAAAAGGGGAGATACAACTAGTATATCTCCCTTTTAAAGGTATTGAATCAGTTATTTATTAACTATATGTTAGAAAGAAGAAGCTTCTGTTCCAAATACAACATATGTACCTTTCTTTGCAGAAGTCGAAGGTGCATACTTCAACTCAAATGCAATATCCTTACCATCCTTAACCTCATAAACGATCTGAGCATACATATCTTCACGATACTTAACCATCAACTCTTTAGCAAGCTTCTCTGCATCAGATTTCTTTGAAGCAGTTCCTACTACTTCATCGTTTCGAGTCAGACAAATCTTAATAACTCGTTGTGTTTTACGCTTTCCTTCAACAACATTATTAACAAACTTATAAGGACGTTCGCGAGTATCCTTAGAGCCAGGAGCTACTGCAATAACGAGGCCAGCGCCAGCAAGACCAGCAAGACCGTTCTTACTTAGAGCTTCTGTACAAAATACCTCCAAATTCTTTCCTTCAATAGGACACTTAGCATTCTTCCAAGATTGAGTTACATTCTTTACAATTTTCAAACCATTCTCTTCTGCTAAATTCTTTGCTTCTTCCAAACTGTAAGCGTTTACTGTAAACTTTTTCATAATTTTAAAAAATTTTAAATATTAAACATTAATTCTTATTATCTCTTTTTGTTAGTGGTACAAAGATACTATTGATAATATTAAAATACAAATAGAAAAATAAAAAAATTACATTTAATTTTTATTCTTTGATTTGGATTTTATACAAATTCAACAATTTCCTCGTAACCATAAATCTCGTAATATGCAACCATTTTTAATAACTTTGTTAATTCTTCAAACCCTTGTTTTACAAGCCGATTTGGGATATTATAACAATGAGATCGAAACTCTCCAAATGTTTCAACAACAATAATATTAGATAGAAATTTATAACTGGAATCAATATTATATGTATTAACACAATATTGTTTTAACATTCATAAATACATTGCAATTTGTCTAGCATAGTGATAATGAACAAAACTACCATATTCTTTCATAAAGAAAGGAAAAGGTTTAGAAGTAGTTTTTAAATCATTTAAAACTATTGTTTTTGTATCGTGATTAAATGTTCAATTATCTGCTTTCATTTTTAAACGCAATATGATCTCCTTATCTTTATAGGTTACAACAATATCTAAAAATATAGAATCTTCGTTATATGTTTCTACTTCTAAATAGAATTCATTATTAGGTTTAACTACTTCTACTACTTTTTTATTTGAGTGTAGTGAAGATAAACATGCTTTACAAACTTCAGTATCCTTATCAGATAATACTACATCGTTTGACTGAATATATTTAGAGTTTATATAATATTCTAAACCTTTTTTAATAATACTTCTAATTCTATTTAGAGTTAGACTATTTACGTAGTATTTAACATCCTTACAAGCTAAATGAATTGAATCTCAAATTGTTTCATTATTAGATCTATGATATCGAATTCTGTCAATTACCTCGCCAAGTTTTGCTGTAGGCTTGTGTAGGTTCTCACATAATCTAAATGATTCACTTTGTAAAAATAATTCATGAATAGCACTTCCTAAACGCAATGATGCAGTATCTTCAGATTTTAGTCCGTTTTTATAACTTTCAGGAGTTCCTCCTTGATCAGGATTAATTAATTTAAGCTTAGAATTACTTATGAAATTTCTATAATTAGGTCCAAAATACTCCTCGTCTGATATATCGAGGTGATATGCTGAAGATATAATAGGTTTAATGTTAAAAGAAGATAGAGATATCTTTTTCAATTATTTTATTGTAAGATTTAAATCATATATTCTATGATGTCCAACATCATAGTATCTATTATGAGGAGCATCCATTAAGTAACAAAAAATCCCATTACTAAGACATTCCTTAAATGTTTCAGCTTTATCGTCAATCATAATATCTACTTTGAGTTCTTTTAATGTATCGATTTTAGATACATTCCAAGGTAAAGTGTATATTTTTGCTTTAGGTAAATTATTACGCTGAATAGCTTCTTGAGTCCATTCAATAGGAATTGATCGAGCAGTTACGTAATAATCTACTTCAAATGTTGGACGATTTATAATAGGCATATTAATCCAAAAATCCTTATCTTCCTTAAGTGTTTTTAAGTTTTCTGACATATTATAATCTCCATTCCAATAATCTGAAATATTAACTCCAAAGCGTTTAGTATATGATCCTAAGAAATCGAATACACAATCATCTAGATCTAAGGCAACACATGGTTTAACTACTGGTGCAATTATTCTATCATCACCCTGAGGATAAATATGATAAAATTCACAAAGAATAAGTGCATTAGTTGCAACTTCTGCAATATGTAGTAACTTTTCGTTAATATCTACATAATCCTTTCCTAATTCAAACTCATTTAAATGCTTTTTAAGAGAAGATAATACTTCTGTCCAACTCATTCCATACTTCCATTGATTTTTATTATATTTACTTAATTTATGAGTAAGTATTTTAGAAATTTCTTTAATACCGTGAGTTGGAACTAAATCGTATCTAATATCCATGTTATTCTATAGGTTTATATTCTCCGTTTTCATCACATTCACATTCGTCTATCCAATACCAATTATCATCAATTTTTATCATTTCTTCATTATCAATAAAAAACCAATCGTCACCTATATTTGCAAAACTATCAAACGCTGCATCAACACAATCTTGATCAACATAGTCGTATGTGTCAAAAGATCTATCATAAAAAACTTTTACTGCAGTATCTATTGCAATATAAGAATCTTGATATTCACTATAAGTAGCACAATTATCACACAAATAATCATCTAAATAATCTGATCACATACCTTCATCAGATAATATATGAGTTCCACAGCAACAACAAGTGTTATAAGAAGTATAACTTCCATCAGAATCTGATAAAAACCTAATACAATCTTTTAAATTATCATTATAAACATTACTTAAATAAGAATGACCTTCTAAACGATAAAAATAACGAAAAGAATCTAAGTATGGAAATCAATCATAATCTGATTTTACGGGTATTTTCAATTCAGAATACTCATATCGTCATGTTTTCTCATCATCTAAATATTTAAAAAAACAATCTTCTTCATCGCTAAGTAAACTATTATCGTATCTTATTCTTCATTTATTCTTTTTGGCATATTGAATAAATTTAGAATAAATTTCATCTGCAGAATAATAAACTCTATCCATATAAACATTATTATCTATAGTTCATAGTAGAGCTCTTCCAACTAATCGATTGTATTTAGTTAAAATCAACATAGAACAATATGGATTACTAGTATATATTTCAAACCAATCTTGATTGTCTATGTGACGCATACAACTATTACTTAATGTACCTCCTCCTGATCTATTATAATGAGTTTCATTATATCAATACGCAATATCTTTTCCTGTTACAATATTTCATTTATAATCTGCACCTAATACAATTGCTTTTAAGTGATTATTAAATACCTCATAACTATGATCTGTATATTGCTTAATAAGTATTTTATGTAAAACTCTAGATATTTTCCCAGATATTCAGTTCTTTTTAGTTAAATTGCCATTCGAATAAACTAAATTTTTACCTTTAGGTAAAAAACTTAACATAAATGCATTAGGATCAAAATCTAGATAACATGCATAATCGGTAATTCTACTACCTAATTCTGCTTTACCTCACATTTCCCAAATAGATGAAAATGCTTTAATAGTTAGTAATTCAGTAGCTATTTCATCATCAAATCATTCTGTAATTTGTGATAAATAAGAAGCAAGCGTATCTGAAATAAAATTTAATGGTTTTTGAACAGATTGATTATTCATATTAAAAGATTATAAATAGTCCGCGTTAAAAAGGTCTAACGCGGACTTAAGTATAATATATTATTGTTGTTTTTCAGATGGAGTAGATTCGTTATTAGCTCCAAGAGCTTTACAGAAAATATCTGCAAATTGTCCAGCTAATCCGAGATCAGTATGAGGATCAACTTTTGGAGAAAATCCAAGTTTCATATCAAGTTCGTTCTTTTCTTTATTTAAAGAGAGTATTACAATAACTTGTTGCCCATTTGAATTTTCAAATGTAACTTTACATGTGTTCATATTTAATTTCTTTTATAGAATTTAAGTTAAATGACGATGGCGTTACTTTAATAGTATTGTCTAAAAGAAGATTTTTAGATAGACTCTCAGGAGGATATAAATAGCATTTAATTTTATTTTGATTGAGTAACGAATTATAAAAATGTGCACCAAATGCAATTTTACCCCAATCTAAATCTTGTTGAAGTAAATATTCAAATGCATCTTCACTATATTTTTCTTTTGATCTACCAGATGGCATAAGAGGTAGTAACACAAAGTATAATACTGTATATTTAAATTCTTTATAAATATCCAAGAATTTATTAACACTTTCAATATCTTTGATAATATAGTGAATATTAATATTTGTATTCCCAAAAGTATCTAATTTATATATAGCTCTCCTCCATGCTTTACTAATATGTTCTGACCACTCATTAGCAGAAACAGCAACTCCTCCAACAAAACGAGAGGTATAGTCAAGTATTTTAGTACTAAGATCAGAGTCTTCTGCTATAGTAATACCGTTCGTTGTATAGTTTGGAACAATTCCTAAGTAAAACAACGTTTCAAGAAATTCACAGAAGCTTTCGTGCAAACTTGGTTCGCCTGTTGAACCAATTGCTACTTGAAATGGCCTTTCATTTTCTGTCATTTGTCCAAAAAAGAATTTAGCCTTTTCACAAATATCGGTATAGTTTACTCCCGAACTTTTAGCACTAACATAACACATTGGACAATTAAGATTACACTTAGTATTAATTCCAATATCATAAAACTCAGGATAATCAAGTTCGCTAGCCTGTCCTGTTCCTAATCGGAGTGTTTTGAGATTATACCATATTGCATTATAATTTTTATCTGGAAATACTCTTCTTTTAATTCCCCAACTTGTCCAATCTTTCATAATTTAATCTCCTAAATAATATCTAATTTTATAATTTGCTTTACCTATTTTCTTATTTAAAATTCCCTCGAAACCAGAAATATAAAATTCTTTTACTGAATTCTTACAATAAGGATAATCTACTTCAATCCATTTATCTGGCAATTCTTTATAAAACTGACTTTTTAGTTCTGATTCTTCGATGTTAGATTTAGAACAGTAATCAATACAAACATCTATTTCTGGTTCCTGCCTATATCCAACGATACTATCTAATATCTCATATATTTCTTTAAGATGTTTTTCAGAAGTTATAGTACAAAATAATTCAGATGAACTATTAGTTATAATATCTGAATAGCTTTGAATTGGAATTAATTTACCGATCTTCATATACTTCATAGTTAAATAAACTCCTTAAAGAAGAAAGAATTACCGCCGCTTCAATACACTCTGTTGTATCTTGTTTTGGAGTAACCATTAAATCTGAACTGTCATCGTATAATATTTCAATTGTAAATAAATCATCTGCTTGAAGTGTAGATCCACTTATTTTAAGAAGATTATTAATAAGCTCTTTAACTGTGTTAATAGCAGTTTCCTTTATACGAATAAATACCTCTGTACTGCTATTTGTAACTATATCAGTAATACTTTGTATATTAATTATATTCATATCCACTTGTTATAATATATCCTCCATTCGGAAAATGCTCAGAAAGCAATTGTTCAATTAGTGCACATGTATTTTCAGTAAGTTCTTCATTTTCTCCATATTCCACCTCAAATGTAATTGAATATGTTTTAACAATACACGACCTATGATATTTAACTTTAAATGGAAGAAAAGAATTTAAATAATCTTCAATATTTTGAATTATTGTCTCAAAATCACTTTCTATAGAGCAAAACACAGTAGTTGACGAATTAGTAATTACATCAACATAAGACTGAATATTAATGCCAACTTTCATAGTATATATTCGGATATAAAGAATCTTTTATAGCCTGCCATGTTTCATAATCCATATGATCCTCTAAAACTATAAAAGAACAATTTTTATACTTATCTAAATCATTGTTTTTAATTGCTTCTCGTAGTGCATTTCGATAGTCATCTATATCAAGCCCATCACATATTGTTTTAGGTGGATTTTTAAGATATTTTCTTATTTCAGGTAAGAGTATTTCTTTTCGTTCAAGATACCACTGAAGGTCTCCTATATTTTCTACATATAAAAAATCTTCAAACGCACTGCTGTATCTATCTCCTTTAACTACAAATAATTCACTACTACTATTTGTAACAATATCTGAGAAAGATTGAGTTTTTAAAATAATTATTTTCATTTTAACTTAGATGATAACGTTTACCAAGTCGTTCAAATTTTTCTTGATATTCCCATGTAGGATTATCGTTTTTAGAATACATTGCAAAGGTAGTATCAGGAATCATTGCTCTAATTGTTCTTAAACCCTCAGGTAGATATTTAAGACTAAGTTTGTTTATATTAGGATCCCAATTTTCATAATCTTCATAAACAAATTTTGGTTTTAACCCAAAATGTCTAGCAACTCCTGTTCGTTTTGTATTTTCTTTAGTAATAGGAATATTTCTAATTTTGTAATCAAAATCTGATCCACCATATACCCATTCTAAATATGTAACTAATTCATCATCACGCATTCTATTAACCTGTATTGGTTCATTATATTCCAGGTTCCAACAAGGATGAATTAAAGAAAGAATTAATACCAAATCTTCAAGCTCTCTATTTTTAAATACAAATAATTCGCTAGAACTATTTGTAATAATATCAGTTATAGATTGAATATTAAATTCAAATAAAATTTTAGTATTCATATTCTCCGAAACTAAATAAATCCGACAAATTCTCAATTTGCTGTTTTAATGCATCCATATCAGGTATAGTAGTTTCAATTGTATAACGAGTAAAAATTAAACCGTACTGTACAGTATCATTATATATTTTAGCCATTTCTAAAAGACTACTACCTACATTTGAGAGCATATTTTCAAGTAAATTCCATTTGCCTAAACGAGCATATTCTAGAAAAATATTAGAATCAATACCAGAATTTTCATAGACAATTTCAGCTAGAGTTTCTATCTGGCCACTAGACAAATCACTTAATGAATCATAATCAACTATTTCTTTAACAATAATCGATGAATTATTTATACCATAAACCTTTAAAATAGTATCAATAAGTAATTGTAGATCACTAGTTGAACCATTACTTATACAAAAGGTTTCAGTACTAGAATTAGTTATAATATCTCCAAAAGATTGAATAATAATTTTCATATTTTAATAAAATAAAATAGGAGATCAAAAGATCTCCTATTTAGTTTACAAATAATATTTTTTAATAAGCTTATAAAATAGTTTCTTATCCATAATAACAGCTTCTCCAACAGAACAAATATTTATTTCCTTCTTTTCCTGTTTATTTCAGATTAATACGAAATCTTCGTTATTAATAGATGATTCTTCTCTAATCTTAAAATAACTAGGAGTATTTTGTACACATTTTAGTTGTATTCCTAAAGGTAGTTTTTGTTCTGTATCAATTAAATCCTGTTTATTATCATCTGCTCTTTTACTTTCAGATCTTGAAGTTACTATTCCAGTAAATCCTAGTTCTCTTAACTCTTTAGCTATTCTAATTTCATACGAATGTCCTTTGACTCTAGAATATCCTTTAGATCGTTTCCTCTTTGGTTTTATTTCTTCTGATACTGTCTTCTTCATCAATATATTGTTTTGCTATATTAATTAAATTAATTGTTTTATCTAATCCGTACTTTTTATAAAAATCTGAAATATCTTTACAATGATACTTTCTCGGAATAAATATAATAAATAAATCTGGATATTTTTTTCTAATCTTATTCATACTAGAAATCCCAGCAATGTCCGAATCATAGAATAAAACAATTTTCTTAAACTTAGCTTTTAAACGTTGATATTGGGAATCAGTTATAAAACAGTTTTCAGAAATTGGAGCAATAGCTGGAAGATTACTACATTCATATATAGTCATTACATCTTTTAGAGATTTTGTAATAACTAAATATTCTCCACCATTTCTTGGAAGTTGTTTAGCACCTTGTAATTGAATTTGTTTTCAATTAGAAATAAACTTATATTTTCTATTACCTGGATAGTAGATTCTTCATTGTTCTATATCATCTTTTATTCCTCCAAAATATCCAAATACTAGCTGGTTTTCTTTATATAAGTGAAATATTTCTCCATTTAAAAACACATTTTTACATGAGTAAACTCTAAATTTCTTTAAAGTTTCCTGCGAGATTCCAAACGATTGTCACCAATCTAATTCAAATCTATTTCAATCTTTTAACTCTACTTGAATAATAGCATTACCTTTATCTTCAAACTTCGTTTCAGAATATTTCTTAATTTTTGATGGATTAATAGTTAAATCTTTTCTAGAGATTATTCCAAAATCATTTGCAATTATTTGTAATGCTTTGTAAAAAGAGCAGCCAAATTTATACATTACTACCGATACACAATCTCCAGAAAAATCTCCTCGAAAATCTTTAAAGATAATTGTACCTTTTTTATTTCTGTAAAAAGCACAAGTTGGACGAGAATCAACTCTAAGTGGAGACTTAAATAAGCCTTTTTTGACAGGAATACCTAAATAATGCTCCATTAGAGTTTCTTCTCGCACTTTTGATAAAATCAATTCTTTGGTAACTGTCGGTTCTAATGTATAATTCACTAAATATATTTAAATACTAGAAGGGAAGGTCATCATCTTCATTTACATCTGCTGCTCCAAAATCTGATTTCATATCACTTAGCACATTATCAGATTTTGTCATATTTGTTGGAGTTGCAGTGGCCGCAGCTTGAATTCGAGACATTTCATATGAAGAAAGAGTCAAATCCTTGCCAATTACTTTAGAACTAATATAAACAATTCCCTCTCTATTAATACTAGCTACATAACTAGGAAGACTTGCATATCCATTTTTATTTGGAAGCAGTTTAATTTGAGTTTGTGTACCAACTTTTGAATCGAGAATCTTTTTCAAAAGTTTTACAATACCATCAAACGAACTTGCTTTAAACTGAGCCTCTCCTTTTTCAATTTTTTCACCAGCTTCAGGATTCAAGGCCATAATAAGTTGTTTACATTTAGCCATAAATTGTTCAGCAGGAGAAGCCTGTTCACGTTCAACTCCATTACGATCAGTTGTAGTCTTACGTTCAGCCGAAGTTGGTTCAAACATCTTATCATCGAAAATACCAGAACCGTCTACAGCTTCAAAATGAATATCAATAGTACCTACTGCATTAGGACCAAAGTCCTCTCCACGTTCAATCCCTTTAAATATTACATCATGAATTCCACATTTAAGACGATTATTTTCTACCACTCGTGCAGTCGCAACTGCACCCATATCAAACATATTTCCCATAGTTATATTAATTTATAATAATTTATTAATTTTTCTGTATTAATTAAAACGGAAGAGAATCTTCTTCATCAGAAACTGTAGAGTTAGTAATAATTTCGTTTGCGATATCTTCTAACTCAATTTCTTCATCTTTTAATTCTTCTGAAACTATTTCTGAATCACTATCGTTCAAAGGAACTAGTTTAAATATATGTTCTTTAAATGGTTGTAATTCAAAAACAGTTCCATATTCTAATAATATTGTCCTTTGATTTCCTCTAAAAGACACAGTATTAGATTTTGTTAATTTATTTCCTGCTTTTTTATCTGTAAAATATTCAGATTTAGCAATTACAGGAAATGTTTTTTCTTTTGATTCCTGAAAATAATTGATAGATATTCTATCTTCAGGATTAGCATCCAGGAAAGCTAAAGCAGTATCTGAAATAATTAATTTATTTGCAGTAACTTCTACAATAGCTTTTCCAGTAGTATCTCGTTTAACAGTAACAGAAGTCGAATTAGTAACAGTTAAATTTGATACCTTTTTAGTTGTTTCATCAAAATCAAATGATATTTTAAGCATTTCTTAACGAAGGATAAATTTGAGTCCAATCATAAACAACTGTTCCATCTTCTTGATATTTACCTAAAACAATATCTTTATTTCTAAGATGAGCAGGTCTTGCTCCACATTCAACAAATTTATCATTAGTATTGAAGCTTAAAATAGTGTTAGATTCATCATCGCGATACAAATCATTTATACTCGGTTTTTAAACCTATTTTTGAACCAATTAATAATAGGCTCTTTTTGTTTATAAGATAATTTATTAATATACTTTTGCATTTCTCCGTTAATGACTTGCACAGGAGATAATTGCTCTAATAAATATCTTGCAAAAACAGCTTCTTCATATGTAATAAACCAAGGGCTGCGATATGTTTTACCTTTTATGGCAAATCTAGCCATAAAACGTTTTGTTCTATTTATATCAGAATGTTGATCGATCCCTTTAATATCAAAACGTGTATTCTCTCGACAATGTTGATTATGGTTCTGTACAGTTTGATTTGCAAATCTAAGATTAGATTTCCGATTATCAAATGTATTTAAATTAATATGATCAATCATTTGCCCTGGTTTTGCATCCATTATATATCTATGATAATAACCAACGTCATTACTTACAAGATATATTAGTTGAGTAGATTTCGTAGGTTTAGTAGAATACCATTTATATAAACTAACTCTATTTATATCTTCTAAATCTATTTTAAATTTATGAAGAGGTTCATTATTAATATTATATGTAACAATTTCGGCATAATTTTTATGTAAAATTATTTCGTTTGGATCGTACTTGCTTCTAGGATTTGAATCAAGAAACTTTCCATATTGTTGTAGTTGTGTAGCATGTTTACGACATAATGTGCCTCTCCCATAAAAAATTTTTCCACAATGCTTACATATGTGATTTTTATAATATTTTTTATTCATGTTTTTTTTGGTTCGAGATTAGACTATATCATATTCCTAATTTTAGGAACCCTCCTTGTAGTCGTTGAGGCTATTTTAATCGCCTGCTGATTGTCCAATCTTAATCATTTTTACCCTTTGGTAGATTAAGCTCTAAGGAGTTTCCAGCATATACGAGGTTTTCGATAATTATTACTAATTAAAGGGGCATTCTTAAGTTAACCCAATTGCATCGCTTTTAGAAGCTAAAATACGTCCTGTTTTACCTAACAGGTCAATTTGCTTCGCTGTTAAATCACTATTTGCAATAGCTGCATCTTTAGCATGACAGACAAGTATTACATTTCGAGTACACTTAGCAACCATATTAATAACTTGCTCTAAAGCATCTCTCATAAATTTATACCCAGCTCCCATTGCTGCGTCAATAACGTCGGTACCAGTAAACTTCTCTCCAGCAGGAGTTTGTTTATACAGATGTAATGCTAAAGGTTTAACTATATCTTCTAACGCTGTAACTGTATCAATTGTAATAAAATCGTAAGGTTTTCCAGCTTTAATTACTTCTTGACAAACTTCTTTAATATCTTTTACAGACGTTACTCTAACTTTAAGTGCTTCAATATATGCTAATCCACCTTCAGTATCAAGCATCAAGTTATTGGGAAGTTCTGCAAGAGCTGAACTTTTTCCTTGTTTAACTTTTGAGAATATAATTAAATTTCTCGGATCTTGTGTTTCTGCAGGTAGTTTAGATTTTGGCAATTCCATAATTAAAACGTATATTCAGTATTAGTTCTTATTATCTTTTTATCTATATCATTTTCTGATAAATCTTGTTGTATAATACGTTTTGTTTTACACGGAATATTTAGAGAAGGTTCTCTAATTAATTTTATATCAGTAATTTGTTCGGGTAAAGGTAATTCCGTTCACCAACCTACGGAGCCATAAAATCCACAATTTAAGACTTGATTAGCAATTCCATATCGATTTTTACTTATAATCAACCCTCTATATGTGTCTCTTAATCCTCCTCCATTTTCACCTAATATTTTATATCCTCTACAAGTAGAAAGTTTTTCTCTAGCAGGATAAAATATTTGTAAGGTTACATCGCTATCGTTTACAGGAGCACTTGAAGCCATAATATCGTTTAAACCTGGTTCAGATAAATCAGCCTTTCTTCTATCCATAGAAGATGATTCTCTATTTTGCTGCATAATCATAAATCAAGATATTCGATATTTACGCTTAAGCGTTACCATATAAGAAGATGTTAAATCAATTTCTTCCTTTATTTTCCTACCTTCTTCTAATTTGAGAAGCAGCGCATGATCTATAACCCCAATAACCTTCTGATTGGGATTATTAGGAATATAGATTTCTCTTCCATCTATTTTCTCGATCTTTCCAAGCTTTTGAAGTATAGGAATAGTAGTTTTATACAGAATTCTTGCAGATAAACCAGAATCAAATATAATTAATCTATCTTCAATACTCTGTATCCACTCTTTTGCCTTTCGTAAATATTCATAATTTTCATCAGTTAATATTGAATCAAACGAAAGAACATTATTAGTCGTTAAATAAATACTAAATTCTTCCGCACAATACAAAGCCATTAATTTAGCTAATAGGATTTCACTACCTAATTCAAGACTATAATAAATAAAATATACTGGATCTGTACTATTACGTAGCATTTGATACATAAAAAACAATACGAGTGAAGTTTTACCTCCACTACTTTGAGAAGATATTAAATAATAGCGACTATCTTGAATTCCTCCTATTAGTTTATCTAATTTTGAAAGGCCAGTTGATGTACCAATGTTTTTTCCCTTACGTCCGTCCTCAATTAGTTTTCAAAGAATTCCAATATCGCTCATGAATTACATACTTTCATATACATCAAATGAAGAAACTGTTTCAGGAGTAATTCCCTTTTCTTTCATTAATTTTAAATCATTCCATTTACAACTTGCAACAAATTCTAATATTCCACTTTTAATAAGTTTATTAGATTTTGCTCATTCTAATAAATCCATAATTTCTTTATGTTTTTCTTTTGAATGTCCAATTGCTTTAGAATAATAAAAATAAAATTCATCTAAAGAGTAAAACTTTTTAGAAATGTTTCTTAAACTATATACTTTTCCATTTACAGTACAAAAAGGTTCATAGTTATCAAACAATTCTTTACCTAATTCTCCAGAACGTTTAATGTAGCTTTTAATAAAATTCTGATTAAATTCTATATCATTAGGAATATATTTATCAGGATTATAGTTTTTCTTTATAATTCCTTTTTCTTTTAAAGAATTAAATAAAGGTTTCAGATATTTTTGTCCTCCGTTATTTAATCATTTAGAAAGGTATTCTGGATGGCCTTCTTCATCTTGAGCTAAGAAAGTTAAATAAATTAATAGTAACTCATCAGCAGTAATATTATATTCAATTAGAATATTTATAATTGTATTTAATTCCACTAAAATTAATTTTGTTAATCAAAAATTAACTTCAAACTTTTAGCTCTAGTTTATTAGATGTTTAGTTTGTGGAATTGTTAAAATCTATATTCAATACTTTTAATTGTATCTCTTTGTCTAGTTTCAATTTGCTGTCTATTTAAAACTGCATCTAGTTGATCTTCAGTAATAGTTATATAAGAATGAGTTGAAGAGTTTGAATACCAATTTTCTTCCATTGTTCCAGCTATAATTAGACTAAATACTTCTGAAACTTTATCGCCTTCTTTTCTTAGTATTCTGCCTAAACGTTGATTTTTTTGGATAGATGCGCTAGTTCCACTAAGTATAATTGCTACACTTAAGTTTGGAACATCTAGTCCTAAATCTGCTGCTTTATTAGTATTTAATACACCAACTGGTAAACTTGAAAACTCTTCTAAAGTTAATCTATTTTTCTTCTTTGTTTTACCACTATGTAATGTATACCCATATTTTATTTTCTCAGCTTCAGCAATAGTTGCAGAAAAAGTAATACATTTACAATCCTGTCTGTGCTCTAATATTTTATGTGCTATTTCTAATTTTTTTGGATGTTTCATCACAAAGTCTTTCCGTTTCTTTAAACACCTCAACCAATCCATAGCTATTGCTGTTATTTGATCGTATGAAACTCCCATATGTTTAGCATATGCACGGCGTTTAATAATATTTGTTACACATCCCATTGCGGTGTCAAACTCATAGTTAAAAAAAGAAAAATACGAGTTAAACTTTTTATTTAACTCTCAATACTCACTTAAATCAACTTTGAGTAATATTTTATACTCTCGATAATCAGATAATCAATTATTTTCAATAGCTTCTTCTACAGTAACTCTATCAACAACAGGACAATATTTTTCTAATAGTTTATGTCTACCGTCTAATCGTTCAAGAGTTCCTGTTAGACCTAATATATATTTATATTTTACAGCGCTAAATATCTGAATAAAAGTTGGACTACAGGCAGTATGGATTTCATCAATAATTAGTAAATCTACAAAATATCTTTTTTTAATAATTGTATTAATAATTTCAACCTTACAACTATTAAATAAATGATATTTAATAAGCTGTCTATCTCATTGTTCTTTTAGTATTTCTGTAGGAACACTTATAAGAACATGAGCATCAGGATTAGATTTTAACATTGACTGAATTAACATTATAGATAAAAATGTCTTACCATAACCTGTAGTGCATTCTAATATCCCTTTACCATTATTATCTAATCATCGTTTAATGCTTTCTTTTTGTCGAGTTGTTCTATCGAGCAATTTCCCAAATTTTACATTTACTACAATCGTGCTCTTTACAGTTATGACAAATGTAAGATGCTTCTGCGTATGAAATAGTTGAATAATTATCTAAATTACTAATGCCATCATCTCCATAGGTATCATAATACCATGAACAATACGCTTTATCAGGAGAATCATGAACATATACTTTTATAGCTTTATTTATAATATCATAAATAAGATTTAAACATTTTTCTAATTCATTTAAGCGTCCATATTCTCTTGAAGTATGTTCTTTATAATATCCACAAGATAAATTAATAGCAGAAACATTAACTGTTTCTTTTAATACGCCAATATCTGTAAATGTTCCAATTGCAGGCTTATATTTATATTTTTGTAGTAAATCTGAAATATCTTCAAGAAACTCGTCAGAGGCTATTTTTAAACAATTTGTTTCTACAATTATATCAGAATTTCCTCGTCTATCAGGCTCAATCATAAATCTAATATTGCTAAAAAATTCTGAATTTAATTGTGCTTCTATAGCACCTATACCATAGGATTCTTCTTGTACAGTAAAACACACTTTGATGTCAGGTAATATTTTTAATAATTGTAAAATAATACAAATACCAAACTTATCGTCTGCTCCTAATCCACAAGGTTGTTTAGTATCCTCTGTAACAGCTCAGATTAAATTATTTTTAAGCATAATTTTTCTAGGTATATTAAGATTATGTATTTCATCCATATGTGCTATTAAACAAGGATACGTCTTAGGAGAAGTTGTATTTTTTGTAATAAACAGATTTCCTACTTTATCTATTTTATATTGAATTCCTTTAATTTGATAACAATAGTTTATAATATATGTTGTCATTGGGAATTCAAGACCAGATGGACTATTAATTAAACATAATTCCTCTAGTAGCGGTAAATTTAATTTTAACAAAGTTAGTAATTATTTATAATTAAACCTAATAAATTAGAAAAAAATTAAAATTGATTTGGAATTTATAAAATTAAATTAGTTAATATCTAAACTCCAATTTTTATATTCTGCTACACGTTGAATATTGTTTTTAATAGTCTCCCACTTATGTATATGATAATCGAGATCGTTATTTAACAATAGTAATATTTTATCTCGCAGTGTCTTCAATGTAACAGAAGGAAGATCAACAATTTTAGGTAAATTTGGCATTTGACGCAATGCTCGAAATTCTGAATAAGAAAGTCCAGTAGGACATATTCTTAATTTAATTTCAGGATTAATAATTAAACGTTCCTTAATTACATCCATACGATTACGCATTTTACCATTACTATCATACTCAGTTAATTCTTCCTTTTCTGCATCAGTCAATCAGATACCTTGCGCTAAAATAAACTTATCAGAAATCATCTTTTTATTAATAATTTCTAATTTATCAAAACAAGCATCCATTAACTTTGCAAGTGTAATCTTTTCATAAATTGCTGGAAGTCCTGTAAATATTGTTGCAATTGAATCAGATAAAGACAGATTATCTGCTGATTTACGTTGATTTATATAATCAAGAATATCTTTGCGAGTTTTAAGTGCATCAACCTCACATTCAGTTAGCAAATAACGTACAAATAATTCTGCATTACAATCATTATAAATTCGATTGATATTTTCTCTAATTGTTATTTTCCCTGGATTATACCGATTAGTATTGTATAGCATTTCATTACTATGCTTTCAGAACTTTTTTAGTTCTTCTCTTGTACAATCCATTAATTTAACATCTTTTCCATTTTGAAAACGCCACGTAAACGAATTAATATCGTTACTTTTATTTTCAATTGCTTGCTGCAATATACTTCCAAATTCTGTACTCATATATTTAAAAATTAAATTCTTTATTACTTATATTTTCTTGTACTTTAATAAAGTTTATAAAGTAACAATTAGTATAATTATAGACACAAAAATCTTTTTGTTCTGGATTATACCATTGTGTTACTCCAGCCTCTACAAACTTACATGTTAAATATCCAACATCTCCTATTTTAAGTTCAGTAGAATAGTTTCAATTAGGTGGTTTAGTACAAGCAATATACTTTAATTCGCTGTTTAGTTCTTTATCAACATCTTCAAATACATAATTAGTATATGTACCATCTTGTACAGCAACTAATTTACATTTCAGAGTTAACATATTGAACTATATTGTTTATTCCTAACAAATGAAATCTTGTATTATTAATAGTTTGGAACATGTTTTGATGATAGTGACCATAATACCAATCTTCTATGGTATTTGTTTTAGAAAGTTCATCATAAAGACGTTGTAAATAATCTCTTTCATAGATCAATTCATCCATTAGAGTTAGATCATCTTTACAAAATTGCTTAACTATAGGATTATCGAATCCATAAGGATAAGCACAAGTAGGAGCACAATGACTACAAATTATCTGTATATTTTGGAATTGTGAAAAATCATCTAAATAGGCAATTTTTTCATCTTCCCAATAACCCCAGCCATTTTGTTTCCGATAAAGTCGATCTATTGAGGTTCCACCGCCAATAGTTAGAATTCTTTTATTTTTAAATTCTATAATATCATAATCAGATAGAGTAATTACTCTTCCTGATTTATATTTAGGGTTCTGAAAAGCTAAAAACGAGTCATGGTTGCCTCTACAGCACATTATTATACAGTTTGGCTTCTCGCAAATCTTTTTAAGCTCGCTTAACTTCTGTTCTTCTAACTTTGGAGCAAATCCTAATCCTACATCTCCACATAAAATAATACAGGAGTTAGATATTTTATTTTTAAATCCAACTCCTGTTTTTATAAAGTATTTAATATAATCTAGATTTGCGTGAATATCACCGCAAAAATAAAGATTATCAATATCATCTGGTATTTTAATCCGTGTCTCCTTTGTAAGCATTCATAATAGATTTTTCTTTACGCAACCAAGATCCTTCTTCTTCAGCAATATCAAGTGCAGTTCTACTAATAGACTCTTCTTCTACCTGTTCTTGAACTAAACGTCCAACTTTTTCATCATCTCCGTTTAGCCAATTAAAAGTAGCCCAATCATTATCTGAAATTGCTTGATTTACCATATCATAGATAAGACCTGTTGTTTCAATTTCTTTATCTACAGTTAAAGCGAATGGTTTAATGTTATCATCCCATTTCTCTACAATTCCTGGAATTTCAGGATAGATAAATATAGCATCATTTTCGTTTAAATAACCATAAATCCAATCGTGATGAAGTTTTTCTTCTTCTGCTCGGTCTATATAATATTGTTCAAGTACAGCTAGACCTTGAGTACCATAAAAATTAGCAAAGGTACGATAAAGATTATGATTATACAATTCGTGTTGTAATTGACGTACTAGTAGTTCTACCATTTTATCTGATAAAGTACAGATACGTCTTTTCATTACATTTACTTCAGTTTTAGCTACTCTTGCGTCTGTAATTTGGTCTTGCGTTTGCGTGTTTGTTTTAAGTCGCATGTAGGATTATATTTTGAAATAGTTATACACTTATTGTTTCTTCAATAAGTATCTTCTTTAATATTTTGATCTGATTCAAAGTATTTTGAATAAATTAAACAACAAGTATTTTTGGTAACTTCAACTATTTCTAAACGATAATTATTCATTAATTATAGATAATAAATTAACTACTTCATTATGCATTGATTTTAATTCTTTAATAAAAGTTTTCAAATCAATTACATCTAGTTTTTGACTTAATCGTTCATGTGAAATTGCCTGGATACAGTTTTTTAGAGTCATACTATAACCGTAAAGTTTCCAATTTGTATTTGTATTATTACGAAAAAACAAATCAAATCTACCTCGATTATCAGACTCCATCTTGAAATCAGCTTCTTCTATTACCATATATATAGTCTGTAAATTGTATCGTGGAAATTAAAATGAAATTGATCTTCTAATAATGTATACAGATAAGACGAAATATAAAATTCTTTATCATTAATAGTAAAATGCATATCAAAATCAAATTCATCTTCATCATCAGTAATCATATACTGAGTAATATCAGCATCATTAAACCATATAATATTGAGTCCTTCAACAATAGAATGTAATTCTTCAAACTCTAGATGTAAAACCTCTTCACCCATAGCAATGATATTAAAGATAAGTTCAATCTTACGAGGAATTACAATATCTCCAGTCCAATTATGTTTAATACAAGGATACCAATGATTACCTACTTTTTTAACTACTAATATATTATTCATTTATCTTGTCTTCTTGTAAGTTTAAACACTCTGCTGCATGGCAAGCATATAAATCTGCCATTTCGTTAAACGAATTTTCATTATGCCCTTTTACTCAAATAAATCTGGTATCGTGAATCTTTAAATATTCATATATTTGTCACCATAAATCTAAATTTTTCTTAGAGAAATCGTTTGAAGAAATTCACTTTTCTAAATGTCCATTATTAATACTTCCAACAACATATTGTGAATCAGAATAAATAGTAATTTGTGTAGGAGTATCAAAATATTTTAATGTTTCTAATACTCCATAAAGTTCCATCCTATTATTTGTAGTATTTTTAAATCCTTGATAGATTTTTTTTATTATTTGCTGATTTTGAGTAATTATTGTTGAGTATCCTCCACAATTGATAGATGGCTTAAAACTTCCATCAGTTCAGGCTTCGTACATATTACTTGTTTAAGGATATAGTCTTGTAAATACAAAAATATTTCTTCTCCTTCAAGACCATAACACCGCATTAAATGATACACAGCATGCCCAATCTCATGAATTAAAGTTAATACTCCAGAATCACTTTGTATCCATATGTAACATACATTATCTGGAGTTATAAAAACTTTTCCATCAATATCATCGGTATAAAGATTTGTTAAATCACTAGGACAATTATGTACACTACATATATAATTATCTACTTCTTGGATATTATCTGATTGTAAAATAGTTACAATACTATTAAAAATTGGGATTTTTACTATTAACTTTTTCATTTAAGATTATCCTACTGTATCTATTATTTCTTCATATTCAGTAAATTCAAATACATCAATTCTTCCACTAAATATAATTTCTTCTTTTGTACAAAGTTCTTGAAGTTTTTCAATAAAGTCGTTTGGATCTTTAGAAGTACTAAATTTTCCTTTTATAACAATATCGTTAGTCATTTTGATAAAGTTCTTTTTCAATTTGTTTGGCGGTCGTAATAAATACTTCAGAAATGTTTTCCTTAGTAACTGATACTGTTACAATAGGAGTCTTAAGAGCACGCCCCTCAGATATTCTGCGTCCGATTTTCTTATTATAAACATCTTTTCCTGAACAACAAGCTACTCCGAAAGAAAGTAAATTTGTATCATAATCTAACGATCCACAAATAGTATATCTTGGATAATTTTTAATGATTTTACCAAAATTTATTTTATCTTTTGATAAATCTACGAAAGCTTCTACTTTCATTCTGGGAGCCGTGTGATAAAATCTAGATTTTTTCATAACTTAGTCTTTAAAATTATAATCTATGTAATATAATATTTATTAAAAAGGAAATTAATAAAGCTCATAAATATCCTATAACAGGAACTCCAAATAAACTTACTATAATTAGATTTCATCCATATAACACAATTAGTGGATAAATTCCGAAAGTAAATATTAATTGAATTATTAATAATATTAACATTAATTTATGGAAATCTTCAATATTTTCCTCACTTTTAGATATTACTTCAATTACCTCTTTTAATTCTAAAAAGGTTAATTGTGTAAACTTAAAATATAATCTAAAAATAGTTTTTATAGTATTTCAATAATTATTAATCATCGTTAACATAAACTTTTTTATTTCGTTTATATTTATTCTTTAATTTATATGGAAGAGGTTTGCCATATAATCTAATTTCCTCTTCTCTAGAAAATTTTCTAGAAGTTTTAATATAATCTAATATAAATTTATCTATAAAATAAATATTTTAGAGGTATAGATAAGATTCGAACTTATGTATAAGGTTTTGCGGACCTTAACCTAACCACTCGGTCACTATACCTTTGTTTTCTATTTTCTACTATATTTCTTAATGTTTTCTTCTCTATCTCTTTTAGCATCCTCTACTGAATAATTGTATCGATTATGATATCTTGGGTAACGTAAAGGTCTATGTTCATAATCAAATACCCAATCACATACATCATAATCATTAACTATTTCTTTCTCTTGGGGAATTACAAAATTAAAAGTAGGATCATCTAAACGTTTTAAAGATTCTCGAAGATATTGACGGACTCTACGTTTAATAGTACGATAGTGTGTACCATACCCTCCCGCATCTTTTACAATCGGTCGTTTATAACTTCTAGACATAAGTAGAAAATTTAAGTTAAAGTTTATTTTTGCTTAATTGCTTTATAAACTTCTTTTAACCACAAGTTATCTTTTGATCTTTGTGCTTGTAGTTGTTTTAATTTAGATATATTATCTTCTAGGCTATTTAATAATTGAGTAATTTGTTTTTCTCTAGCAAGTTTATATTCCTTATCTGCTAATTTTAATCGAGTCTGAGCTTCTGAAAGTTGGTTCTTGTAATATTCGATAGTGCCTTTTTGAGAAGTCTGTTCTAATTGATCAAGCATAAATTGTTTGAAAGCTATTAGATCTTCAGAACTAGGATTCCAATTAGTAACTTTCATAGTCATTTTTAGAACAATTTCTTCGAACCGTTCTAATTTAATTAATTGTTCTTTACAACACTTAATTGTTTCACGCAAATCTGAGCGATAACTTTCAATAGTGAAATTTTCAGAAACCACTTCAATTAATCTTTTACAATCTTTGTTAATCATTACAAGATTATAATCATTGCTTTGAATTGTTTCTAAAAACTCTTCTTCAAAAACATTACCTTTCTCACAACTAATAAAAGCACGTAAACAATTTTTAGCAAATGTTTCAAAGGAAACTTCTCCAGTATTCTGAAAAAGAATACTTGTATAACCTGTGCATTGCATCTTTTTATATTTTGATAATTAAACATCACACATAATTATATATAACGTGTGTTCCTGCTTAGACTCGAACTAAGATATTCTGATTAGAAGTCAGAGATTCTATCCCTTGAATTACAGGAACATCTGATTTTATTTATATTGATGTATGACTATTCCATCGTTTGGCCACCAAATGCTTATATTATCGTTAAAAATAGTAGTGCCTAGATCATCAGTATCCATTTTAAAATTATCAATATAAGCAATACTTTGAGATTGAAAACTACTTTTTAACTTCGCAATTTGAGTTTTGTGATTAAGAATTAAATACAACATATTATTCGGTTTTAAGTTTTTGAAATTGAACTATTTCATACATATAATCTAATTTTCCAAAGAGTTCTTTTAAGAAATATTCCTCTGTTGGATGTTTGATATTATCATAAACTTTCATTACTACTGATTCTGAATTAGTATCAAGATCTGTATTTTTGGCACAATAAGTAACAGAATAAAGTTGCATTATTTTGAAATAATTTTAGTAGCAAATAACATTAAATCAGACGTAGGAACTTTGATAATTAGATCTTTAGCTGTAGGACGCATATATACTTGATATACTTTTGGATTAAATCTAACTATTTTAGAATAATCTACTTTATCGTATAAAAGAAATTTAATTCGATTTTTAGAAACTATAATTCAACTGTTAAATGTTTCAAAAGCAAAATATTTTGCTTTTCCATTTAGTCATCCTTTTTCTCCATTTCTATTTTGATATTCAATTCAATGAAATCTATCATTTAATGGTCCAGATCTTGTTTCGCCTTTAACTCCTTTTACATCAAATCCTATATTATTTCAGTACAAATCAATGTGATCAAACATATCTACTTTTTTAGAAGGATATGTAATAGTTCCTCCAAAATTATCGATTAAAATTTGAGCAAATTCTTTCTCTTTTTGCTTACCTATTTTAAGGAAATTATTCATTAGTAAGACTGAATATTAACTAAACTTGGTTCATATTTTAATAATACTTCCCTAATTCACTTTTTTGATGGATTACCTAACTTTTTTTGTATATTACCATATGTTCAATTATCACGTCTAAGAAATAAAACAATTGCTTCTTTTAAATCAATGTTAGGATACTGATTCTGAATAGGTCTGATATCTTCTTCAAATATTCCGATAGGTAAATTCATATTATTTATTCAATAAAGTTTTAAAGAAAAGTGTTATTACTTCTTTAATTTTAATATTATTTCGTTTAAGATAAACTAAATAATATATTATCATAACTAAGTTAATTATAGGTATGATACTAAAAGTTATTTCAGTAAATAAATCAAATTTAGTATAATTTTTACAATTAACATATAAATCTACTGATAATATTATAATAAACGTAATAATAATTGTTAAAAAATATATAATTCACAACATAATATATATAAGTTTAATTAAATTTTGCGCGCTGTAGAGGTGACGATCCCCTTCTTCTGGTTTTGCTTACTACTATAGTTTTCACTACCAAAAAGTACATCTTGTTTGTAGTCTGGAGCACGTCTTCATCATATCAAAATTGACTTAGATGCTTGATTATCTGCTCTCTCGCGGCTAGAAATTATTCTATTCCGACGTCGTTACCATCAGCACTATCTGTTAAGGATTCAACGTTATCATCAAGTACATTTATAGTATTTCTACTATAAAGCTCCATTTTAAAGACCAGCGTTCTGCCAACGTAAACTACCAGCGCTATTAATTCTTGCAATTACCAATATATTCCTATATAATCTCCGTAATTATCTACTAAGTAAGAGTTAGCTTCTAATTCAGGGATTATTTGTTGGAAATCTAAATTTGAATTTTTAATAAAGATTCCAAACTTTCCTTTTGTTGCTTCAGAGATAATAATATCTTCTATTTCACCTATACTATCAATAACTACTATTTTAGTATTATTTAATGAGTTATCGACAGCAACTTTTCTCATAATATTTGCATTTACCATAATATATAATATATATCGTCAATGTGATTATATATAATTCTAAATCCAAGCTGAGTTAAGTCAGATGCAAATTCAGGTTTATGATAATCTCCAAAATAGATGATTCCAAATTTTCCTCTATTTGCAGCTTTCCTAATTGCTTCAAATATATCATCTAATGTTTTAGGTTCACACATAACAGTCCAATTAACGTTATGTAAAGAAGTTATTAAAGCATTATATTGATCCATTAGATCTATTTTTAGTGATATTATACAATATATAACTATTTTGAGTAAAGCTAGCTAAGCTACTAACTAATAAAGGTAAATCATTTATAATAATAGAGTGTACTATCCAGAACAACATTCCAATCCAAATAGCTAAAAATGTATTAAATGATAAACCGCAAGTATCTTTTGTTTTATAAATAAAAATACATTGTGGTAAGTAGGCTAAAGTAATTATAATACAAGCAATAGTTCCAAAAAGCATTACTCAAGTAATAAATTTTCTAAAGCATTAAGAAATTTGTCAACTTTTTCATCTTGATAAAAACAGTCAAGATCTGTTCCTCTTAATTTATTTACCGCATTTGGATACATCTTATATGCAACATTAAATATAGCTTGACCATATCTAATACGCTGCGGCCGAGCATTAGCCTCAGAAATAATTTCAGCTTTATTTAGTTTCATCTTCAAAAAATGTAAGAATTTCTTTAAATTGTTTATAGTTATTTTTTGAAATAATAAATTCTCCATATTCCCCGTATTTACTGCGATAGCCAAGTATATATTTAATACCTATTATTACTCGTTTCCAAAATGGGAGAGAACATAGATGATATTCCAAATATATTTCTTTATCATCTTTATTAAAATGAAGAATTAATAGGTGTTCTGAAAAATTACAAGAACATAGTATTGTAGAATATTCAGGTTGAGTCATGTTTATATTTATTTTTGTCTGTATTCAACAGTTAATATATTGTGAACAGTATCAAAAGTATCGTTATAGTAATATATAGTTACTTTATTATTTTCTTCATCAAAAACAATTGTTTTACTTTATCTGTAACTACGTAAATGATCTGTTTATTTTGATATTAACCACAATATTCTATCTATAAAATTAGTTTAATAAATACACAGCATCTAATAAATTTAGATCAGTAAATCCAACTTGAGGATTAACTCGAATTAATTTACTTTTTTGATAGTCAAAGAAGTCAGTTCTATCATCAATAATTATATAATCCTTATATAATTTTCCAAAACTATTCCACCAATGTTGAATTTCTGAACCTCTAGATTTATCTTCTTGAGATACATCAAACATATGTTCTGGAGTTTTATCTATAATCAATTCTATAAAATCATTATCCTTCAATAATTTTTTATAACCAGTAGAATATCTCCAATCGCTAGAAATAACTATTTTTGAATTAGTTATTCTACATAATACTTTTATACGTTCTATACAAAATGGATCTAAGTCAGATTTTAACTCATTACGAGGACAAATATACCATTCTGTATAATTCAATACCCCATCGATATCTAAGAAAACAATATTATTCATAATTTAATCATTTTAGTACTCAGGGTGGGACTCGAACCCACAATTCATAAAGAACTACATTCTAAGTGTAGCGAGTCTGCCTAATTCCTCCACCTGAGCTTTTGCGGAGAGCAATAGAATCGAACTATATACTTATTTCTAAGTACAAAACAACTTAGCAGGTTGTTCCTATCACCATCAAGGTTTACTCTCCTTATTCTTTCCTACCCTTTTATCTATAAAAGACCTGCTGAACTTATCCGAGTTTCTATGAACCTAATCATATTCAAGGGTACAGGCAAATAAAAAAATTAAATACTATCTGTTATAACAGAGTCAATAGCTACACTATCAACTGAATCTACAACAATAGAATCAGTTTTAGTTGTATCTGTTACTACTTCAACTGAGTCTACAGTTGTATTTTTTACACCAGTAGTATTACAAGCTATCATTAGACTAAAGAACATGATAGCTACAATAAAAACTTTCTTCATAAACAATTAATTAGATTTATTATTGAATATTTAATTTACTAGACAACTACAAAAATACGAAAAATATTTTTAAATTAAAAGACTTACATAGATATATTATATCTAATTCGAAAAATCATCCAAAAACTTATCGTATATGTATATTTCAAAATCAGTATCTTCAAATATACGTTTAAAAATGTGTTTATAAAATTCTCTATGCATTGGATTTACTTCAATCGCAAGTTCGTGAAATAAAACTGGAGACTCTTTAAGAATATAATTCTTAACTTTATTTAAACATTGTTCAAAAGCTGAGAATTTAATTAAATATGGAAATTGTTCTGCAAAAACATTAATAACCCACCCTTTATCCCCTCCAACAAAAATAGGATGGATTTTACCCATATAAGAATCACATAATTCTAAGTCTGCATTCAAAAATAATTTACGATATTCTTGATAAACTATTGGAAATTTATTTCGCACTTTTTTATCAAAAATATTTCGACAATTTACAATATTTATACGATACATTTGTTCTGCATCTAGAATAGATGTATCTTGGACAAACTTCAAAGTCATATTTTTAATGTTAACAATAATCTAGGTTTACTAACAAAAAGAGAGACTATAATTAAACTTAGACTATTGTTGATTTGAATTTTTATTAATTTTGAACTTTTGAATATGGATAACTGGAACTGCATTTATATACCAGTTAATAATTCTGCGAACAACATTGTTTGTTGTTTTTGCTTCAAGTAATGTATATCCTGGATAATAAAGTCTTATATAGTCTGTATGATAATTATATTTATCGCAAATCCATACTTGAAATATCATGACCAACAATATACCAGCAAATGGCACTAGTGACAAAACAATTCCAAAAATTGCTCTATCGAGTCGAATTCCAGAATCTTCTTTCGCAAAAACAATTATAGATATAATTGCAGTATAAACCGCAATTATTTCCATTACTATTAAAACGATAACAATAAACATTATTTATTAAGAATTAACATTTTATTATCCTGAATAATTTGAGTTTTATTTCACATACCTCTGATGTTAAATGTATATTCCTTAAAATCTTCTCCAATCGTATAACCTATAATAATTGAGTTGATATTTTTTTGCATAACTCAAGCGGTATAAATTTGATTATCTATTTGAATATAAACATCATCGTATATTTGTATGTCTTTAATCTTTTTTAATGTATCTACAGTAATTTCATTTAATAAAAGTTCTTTTTTCTTTGGAAATAGGAGATTCAAACAATACTTTAATAATTGTTTGATCATTTTTTTCTTTTCTTATTCTTGTTATAGTCCTCGTTATCTTTAAATTTACGAGGTTTCTTTTTGTTTCTAATTTCCTCTACTTGATCACTACCTATTTGGTAATCTTTTAACCGTTTTGGCATAATTAAGAAATTAAAAAATAAAGAAGGAGATTCACTCCTTCTTTATAATTTAGATTTGAACTAAATTTAAAATTTCCTGATTCATAGCAGCTTTATACAAATCAGTAGTAGTCTTCAATTCTCCTGTAAACAGAAAGGTTAATACACTTGCAGAATATCCTCCAAAGTAGAAAGTATTTTTTACATTCCCATAAGTATCAAAGTTAACACGTGAATGTTTATCATAATAATTATTTGTAATATTCCACATAACTATTACAAAATTATCCACAAATTCTTCAGAAAATCCTGCCCAAAATAGTTTCCTGCGTGCTGCCTCAATATTAGATGCATTTAAACTAACTGGATCTAACTCTCCGTCACTAATGCATATAATTCCTGTAGGAAAATCAGATTCAGCAACTCCCTGTTTTTTGATTTTAATAAATAAATCAATAACACTCTGGAAATTAGTACTTCCATACGCTTCAGAATGATCATTAAACCACTTTTCTATTGGAGTGTTACCATACCATTTACACAATCTACAATCATTTGCAAATTCCATAAAACAGTTAGAAAAAGGTCCAGTTAAAAATTCTGAGAAATACAAAGCTAGCGCTTTTCCAATATCGTAAGAAGATACTTTAGTTCCTATAGCATGTGCAATCATTGAGCTAGAAGTATCACGAACAACAATAAATTTTGTTTTAATTTCTTGATCTTTTGCTTTATTAACAAGTGTGTAAAATTTCTTATTGACTAAAGCTTGTTGGTCCTTAGGAACTTCTGATAAATTACGTCTAAAAAAAGTAGTATTTGGATAAGGAGCAAATAGTTCGTGAACAAATTCAGTAGATTTTATATTATCTGTTGAATCGGCTGTAATCCATTCTGTAAACTTTTCCCGAAGATTATGATTATCAAAAAACTTGGATCTAGCAAGTATTGTTAACGCTCTGCCATGTATAGTTTCAAATCTGATTAGATCATACTTGCCTTTAGAAATAAGTTGCTGCCATTCGTGAGCTGTTCCAGAAGACTTTAATCTAGCATATCGACGATAGATATCATATTTATCTTCATAGTTAAGATTTTTTGTACTTCCAAATAAACCTGTAGCTAACCACTTTGCGATTATACAATTAGCTTGCGCTTCAATGGTTTTACATTTAGATCTAGCTTTTACTTGAGGTAAATACTTCTTAACTAGTTCTCTAGTAGAATCTTTAGATAAACCAAAATGAATTAACTCTTCGAACTTATTCCAATCAAGTACACGTTTATCCCAGCCATTGTATATAAGGTCATATCGTAGCATGAGAAATATATCTTTCCAAGAGCCTATAAATGGAATAAGATAAGCGTTTTTCCAGAATACTTCAGGAGATTTAATATGAAGCCAAATTAAACGCATAATTCCCTCATAACGCATTTCAGCTCCTTTTTGAGAGAGTTCTGTTTTGTTTACTTCTCCATCGTGCATATAGTCAATTTTACGTGTAATCATACGTAAGAAGAAGATAAACTTTACAGTTTGAAGTTTATCAACTGCCCATAGCTTCTCACAATCTGAACAAATTAAGCTGAAATCACGTAATTCTCTATACTTACTAATAGACCCAAATTGATCTACAAAAGGATCTCCTGTAGTACTATATGTCTTAGCTCCATTTTGAGTTAGTGTTTCTGCTGATTTTTGTAAAGCAGCGTTAACAAATCCATTAGATGTTGAAGTCTTTTCAAATAAAGAATCAAGTTTGCAGTTAAACATCTTATAAAAATTTAAATTAAAAAATAAGCGAGTGTCGTATTAAACAACACTCGCTTTTATTATTTTAAAAATAACTACTAACAATATAAACAAAGATGATTTATATATTTTGTATTTTCTCCTAGTGCGTTTTTACAAACATCTACAGAACTATTTGAAATATATAAATAATCTATCTTTTTAATATTGTATTTTGTTGTTAGTTCAGATATTATTCTATTTATTGTAGCTCCAGATGAAATAAAATCATCGATAACTATAATAATAGGACGATACCTTGAAGATATTTTTTCTAGAAAATGATAACAATCTATAGCTTCTACTGAATGATTGTTATTATCTTCAGGTTTGCGTAATATTTGAACTCCTATATTCCATCTAAAATCAAGATAAGTATAAATATAAGTCGCAATACTACTACATAACATTGCTCCTGATAATCCTGTCCCTACTAAAATAATATCAGTATAAGGATTATTATTAACAATATTGTTACTTACATCTTTAACAAAAGTTAGAGTGTCTTTTAAATCTATATGAAATACGGGATAATCAAGAAGCCACTTTCTAGTATTACTTAAATGTTCTACTTGCATACCTTTTCAACATACTTTCTTACTTGTTCATAAGCATCTGAAAGATTTTTACAATTGTCGAATTCCTTTTTAAATTTTTCCCCATCTTTAGAAAATTCAACTACACTATAAAACGTTAGTTGATCAGTAAACAGACTTTTCCTAGCACAAATACGGATACTAGAAATATATGTAGGATCAATAACATTTTTATTAATTTGTCCAAATAATTGTAACATAATATACTTTGATTAGTTAAAAGTAGGTTACATTAGCTATATAATTTAAAAGATTATTGCTGAAAATTTGCTGGAGTAACCTTATTAGAAGTATTAATGTATGTTTTACAAGGTTTGCCAACAGGTCCTACTTGTACCTGTATTTTTAATGTATTGCAACTTGTAAATAATAAAGTTAACAAAATAAAAATGTATTTCATATAATTTTAAATGCGGTGTATTCCAGATTCAAACTGGAGTCTCTCGATAGACAGTCGAGAAGGATAGTCCCTACCCCAATACACCAAAAATTATTAATATTCTTTAACTTCTTGATCTGTAACCCTAAAAACCTTTTGACAATCTAAACAATACATATTTTTGTAGTTACGCATTATACTGCCCATTGTATGTCCAAATATCTGCCTAATTTTTCCGTTTTGTAATAAATCGGAAAAATATATATCATCGTAATCTGACCAAATTGGGCTTCCAAATGGGTACCATCCTCCTCTACTACGACTAACAATCTTAAATAACTCAGGATTTGTTTGAAACAAGTTATTTAACTGAGTAGCAACATTTCCTTCTCTATTTTCAACACAGTTTTTATACCAATCAGAATCTACTCCAGCGTGAGTAAACAAAGTATTTTCTACTTGATATGCTATTGTGAATAAATTTTTATTATCCTGGAATAGAGTATGTACATCAGATGCAAACTTAGGATTATATCTAGACCATCCAAGATTTCCAGTGCGAAAATAATAATGATAATCATGGTTCCCGATTAAAAGAACTACATTTTTTCTATCTTTAGCAAAATCAATTATTTCTTCAAAGTTAACTAAAGCATCTTCAAATGTAATTTTCTCATGCGGATAAGGATCTAAATAGTCACCTAAGAATACAATTGTAGAATCCGATTTATCACTTTCAACTATTTTCCAAAAAGTTCTTCCATGAATATCTGGTATAGCAATTATTTCCTTCATATAGTATAATATTTTAGTGTAGAATTTCTTAGTTACACTCTAAGTCCTCTTGCTCTTCAGGCAAATGCTTCTACTAATTCCTAAGAAGTAAGTTACAAAATGATTAAACAAGTACCAATAATATTTTGCTGTATGTAACTTTATAAAAATTATTTCCCCTCGCTAAGCTCTTCAGCTCGGAAAGTTTTTAGATTTAACGTCGGATTTATAAACCTTTAACCGATTACAGTTTTTCTATTCAAGGAAAATAATTTAATTAATTTTAGAATAGCGTGGAGCTATTGAGAATCGAACTCAAATTTTTAGAATGCAAATCTAATATAATAGCCATTATATTATAGCCCCGAATAATATTTAATTATAAATACAGTAGTTGATAACATTCAATTCCTTTTTAATTATCTTTTGCCTCATACTTATATAAACGGTTTATGCGCGCCACCGTTTAATTTCATATTAACGCATCTAGTGACATTCATTATAGCTATTAGAATATCTCCAAAAGATCTACTCCGTAGTAAGGACTTCAAATTCCTCGTATATTTATAATCAAATATTAATGTAATAAACTTAACTAATTTAAGAGCCTCCTGTCGGACTCGAACCGACGTGTTCAAATGAAGACGGATTACAAAACCGTTGCAGTCGCCGCTGTGCCAAGGAGGCAAATACAAGCATTATCGTAGCTTGTAAACGTCTGATTTTTATTGCCACAGAGACTCCATATAAATGATCAATTTATATGTTAAGAGTCATTACGCCGCTAAACTGAGTGAAACTAATTTGTTTCTTTATTGTCTATCAGTATCGACTTTACTCTAACATTTAGAGAATGCTCATTACCTTGTACTTCGGTAGTTTGTTCGAATAGGCTTTGAGCTAGCCTATAAATAGTTTTAAAATAGTGTTGTAAGTTCAACTTCTATTGTACGATAAACTAATTCTAACAACTTCCAAAATCTTAAATATATTTTGAGAACCTTTTATGTTTATAAAGGATTGTATCGGCTGTTTAGTCTAACCTTGAGGAATTAACTTATATTTCATTTTATAATCAAGTTCTTGATATGCGTCATTAACAAAATCAAGCACTTTTAAAACAATTTTTAAATATAATGTATATTTGTATTCTTCTTCATTAAGAAAAAATAACATTTTATATGTATCTTCCTCAATTTTAATTTTATCTACTATTATTTTAACAGGAGCCTTATTTAAAAAAGAATCAGAGAAGTCTAGTTTTTCTAATAAACCTTTATAATACTTCTTTTTCTTTTTTATTTCAGAAAGCATAGTTTGTACCTCTTCTAAAGCTTTCTCTAAAGTAATAGGAATCTGTATAGTATATGTAGTACCTTTAACTACAAAAGGTTTATCAGATAGCCATTTTACATCCATAGGTCAATTATTTTACAGAACTTAAAGTTAGGTTCTTTATACTTCACGTTGACAAACTAGTACATTATAAGCTCTAGAAAAGTATTTTCATATCATTTAATAAAATTTTGCTGTTTGATGCTTTGTGTTTGTAACGAGACTCAAACCCACGTGCTCGTTAGAGATATACTTATAAAGCAAAATATCTATTTTATAATATCACAAAACTTTTTAGAATACCAATACTTAGTTTTTAAAGGTTTATAAAACTTAAGAACCATAGAAGCGTAACTAACCTTATCAAATTCTTTACATAATGATATATAATTATCACACGCATATATCTTATCAAGAATTCTCATTCAGAAAGATGCTACAAAATTATTTCTAATAAGCAGAAATAAAAATCCTAAACAAATATAACAAAATAATAACATAACTAAAATTAACTTATATTCTGAGCGAATAAACAGATTCGAACTGTCGTCTTCTGCTTGGAAGGCAGATATACTAACC